GGGGTTTCAACCCTTTGCTCTACCTACTGAGCTACCACACCAATTATTTGTGATTTAGTAGTTGACTCACACTCTCGTTTCACCATCTTGAGCCAACTGGTTGATGTACTTAACGAGTTTCCCCTTGCTTACAACCACAATATTTTTAAATCAAAGAACTTTCTTCCTTTTGTGTGGGGGTGAGTCCACCATCACATTTTCTCACCCCCGTTTGTTTGACAAATATAAGAACTTTATTTTAATTTGCCAAACACTTTATAAAATATTTTTTACCAACTTTTTCTAACTTCCCAACATAATCTTTTTTGTAATCAATTCCTGTCCAAAAACCACTAGCATCACTCCAAAGACCACGTTTATTATTTTTATAAACTTCTTCACCAAATGTAATGTATTCTGGTTGATCGTTTTCAAGTAAACATGTGGCTCTTGTCATTTCACGTTTTTCTTGTGGTGTGTAATTTCCTGACCAATCTTGTTTACATAAAAAAGTAGCTTCACCAACCTTAACTTCTTGTCCGTTAAGAATTGCCTTTTTATCTAATTTTTTCTTGTAAGTGTAAATGTAAGTTCCCATTTTAATTTATTTTTTCATCCCAAATTTTATTCAATTCTTCTTCACTTATTCTTTCTGTCAGATCGGTAAACATGTTTGTTAAAACTTTTACAAATTGAATCCTATTTCTTGCTAGTTCAGGGTTGAAGGAAATTTCAATAAGTGAGTCACTCAAGTGACTGTTTATTACAATATACAACGGAATTGATTTCATTTTTTTTATTTATACAAATATAAGGGAAATTTTGTATATAAAAAAACCCACAAAGAAATTTTACTTAATTTGTGGGTTGGGTTTTGATAAACCATTACAGTAAGTGAAAGGGGTGTAATGTTTTTTTGTGTTAAATAAATATGTGATAAATTGGTAAAAATCAATATTTTTTCAAAATATTTGTAATTATTTTACCAAATTCTTGATTTTTTTTACTTATAGGATTGTTTTTTAAGTTGAAGTACCCACATTCTGTGTGTTCATGACCATCTTTTGCTGATTCAAGTTCAGGAAACACATATCTATTTGTTTCATGAAGAAAAATATACATTAAACCTTTTTTTGTATCTTCATCCTCATACAGGTTAAGTATGTCGACTAACTTTAATTCCCCTTTTATTTGAATATTTGTTTCTTCCTTGAATTCCCTGATTGCGGTTTCTTTTGGCGTTTCTTTTCCTTCCATACCTCCTGATGGAATGGACCATTCATTAGGTAAGGAATTTTTTGGGCTTCTTTTACATAGTAAAACTTCATTACCTTTTTTTATAACAATACCCGAATACCTTTTGAATTCTTTCATAATACAATATTTATAAATATGAACATAGTAATAAATAATAATAGTTATAGGGTCAAGTCGGCATTGACAAATAAAGATATTTCAAATGGTATGATGAATAAAAAATTTGATGAAGACTTTGATGGTATGTTATTCATGTTAGACGGTAGGGATCACTCCTTTTGGATGAAAAATTGTATTATACCACTTGATATTATTTTTATAAATGAAGATGTTATAACTAAAATTCATCACAATTGTAAACCATGTAATCAAGGTAAGTGTCAGACATATAATGGAAATGGCGATATTGTTTTAGAATTACCAGGTGGTGAATGTAAAAAATATAACATAAATGAAGGTGACGAAATTATTTTTCAGAACTGATTTTTGCCTGTAAAATTTCGTAAAACTTACTTTGTATCTGCTTTGTTAAATCTACATAACTTTTTTGTTCTCCACCATCTTTTTTTCTGTAAAGAAAACTAATACCTGAAATATTGGTAATACATTTATGTCCCCCAGAATTTGCATTTATGATATCTCTACCATTTAGTACAACTTTATCTAATAAAGCAATTTGTTTTTCACTTAGTTTTCTGTAAGGTCTATTCATTATGTTATCCAATATTGGGAATAAACTTTCTTTTCTACCCAAAACTTTCAAAGATGGACTGTTACCATAAATTGCCATAAAATCCTTAAATGTAAAACCAACAGACTTGAAGGTTGCTTTTGTTTCAGATATTCTTTTCAAAACTGATAATGGTACAATAATACTTTGTAATTCTGGATTCATTTCATCCAATACTTCATTTTTGATTTCACCCAAATCAACACCCTTAAGTGCTCGTTCTTTTTTGTATGGGTTACATGATGCTTGAACTAATCCCAACGGCCATGCAATTACTAAAAAATCAGCGTCTGGATTGTTTTTAAATGGTGTATATCTATCATATGAACCTTGTGGTGTCATGTATCCACCTCCGTATTGAACTAATATGTTACCGCTAACATTAACGTTGGGGCTAACATTCATATTTTGGATGTAGGCCTGTTGATTTTGTGTGAGTTTTTCTTCATCATCAAAACCTTCTCGTTTCATAATTGATTTGATCTTTAATAAAATATTCAGTAACGATGGTTTACAGTCTAATACTAATTCTTCAAGAAATCCGGGTTTATTTTTGAACGCTAAAAGTAATTTATTAGCAACTAATCCTAACAACATTTTATTTCTTTTAACATCAGAATTCTTATCTAATTTGAAAATATACTTCATTACATCGTCAACTGATATATTGTATTGAGCAAAATTTGCAGAATCAACAGTTGATATTAACGTTATGTCTTCTTGTGTAAAAATTTCTTTAGGTGATAAACTTTGAGATATTGTTTCAACGTTAGACCTTGAACTTTTGAATGATGTAGATGTTCCTTTTTCTACACCAGCTTGTGTATCATGGTGATCTGTGTGAATTACAAACATTGGTTTTCCGTGGGCAAAATCAACCAAAACCGGCATCGTATCACCTTCAGCGTCAAGTTTTTTTATTGCAAATTCTTTATCACCATATTGTATTATTTCGGCGTCAACAACGTCAATACCATTATCTTCCAAATATTCTTTCATAGCAATTGCAGTAGTTACACCATCCAAATCTTGATGAAAATAAATTTTAGCCTTTTTGTATCTATCAGCAAGCTTTTTAATGTCCCTAATTCCTGATTCTACTAATATTCCTTTTTTCATATAACATAAATATCGATTGTTGAAGATTAAATTTTGTAAATTGTTGATAAAATTATTATATTTGTATCAAACCAATAAAAAAAATATATTATGAAAGAAAAAATCAAAGCTTTAATCGAGAATTCAAAACCAATGATCAAAAAAGTCACAGTCATAACTGTACTTTCACTTTCCATTGTTAGTGGGTTTTCTGTTGGTTATCTTTACCACAGAATTTATGGTCCCAAATCACCAACCATAGAAATGATTTCTTTGGACAAGTCACAGGTTAATTTGGCAATTGATGAAAATAACCACTTAATCATAATTGATAAGAATAATGGTAATTACACTGTTTATGAAGATTCAATTGGTGTTGCAATTTTTAATATGTACGCCAGAAATGTTATAGTCAAATCGGAAAAATAGTATGAAGATAAAAACAGTTTTTTATTACGGACTTTTTTGTTCATTTTTGATATATTTTTCATTTTCATTCGATAGTTTTTCCAACGATTACAAACCATTAGACAACAAAAGTAATTTCAAAACTAAACAATTTAGTTCTATGGTTCTTTTTGATTTAATAGAAAAATATTCTGATGAATATTCAGTTCCAAAATACATCGCCTACAATGTTGCGTTTAAAGAAACAAGATATATGGGACCGTTTCATTGGAATTACAATCCGAATCAGGTTTCTTCTGTTGGAGCTGTTGGTCCGATGCAAGTTTTACCAAAAACTTGTAATTGGATCAACAATTCAAACTACAGTAAAAATAAAATAATGTCTGATTTAGAATTAAATGTCATGACAAGTATGAAACTTCTTAATTACTTGCACAAAAAGTATGGTAATTGGTCAATTGTTTGTGGTTGGTACAATACAGGTAGGCCAGTTGTAAATGACTATGGTAGATATTGTGCCACCAATTTAGATTATAAATCTAAATGGATTTCATTACAATAAAAAAACCCCCATTTAAGGGGGTTTACTTAAAACTCTATTTCTTTTATTTGTTCCAAGGTTTTGAAATATTCTACCCTTGTTTTTGCAATTTCTGAATAGTTTGGACTTAATTCTATACCTAACCAATTTCTTCCTAACACTTGAGCGGCAACCAAAGTTGTTCCACTTCCAGCAAAGGGATCTAATATTATATCGTTCTTATATGACAATATTTTGATTGCCTTGGTCGGGATGTCCATAGAGAAGGTTGCTTTAGTGAGAGATTTAGTGTCAGCAAAATAATTCCACTGACCGAAGACAAGTTCCATAAATTCTTTTTTGTCTTTATCTTCATAAACCATTTTGTTTCTTTTTGTCCCATCTTCATTTTCAATTTCTGTTAATTCACCGGTCCATTCAGGTTCACCTTTAACTTTCTTGATGTGTTTTTTCTTGTAAGCCAATATTACACATTCTTTAGGGTTATAAATGTATGGTGACGATGGGCTCATCCATGAACCCCAAGCTGTGGTTTTACTTCTGTGTGGTGATTGTTCTTCTAAATCAACAATACCAAAGAAACCATAACCAATTTCTTTCATAATTTGCCATATTTCTGAAACAAAAAATATACGACCACCTTTTTTTTGACGATTGATCTCATATGGTATATTAAGAGCAATTCTTCCATCATCTTTCAATACTCTATATGTTTCTGTTAACCATGACTTTGCAAATTCAACATAATCATTAAATTCCATGTCATCATTATGTACGTCATAGTCAATTCCAACACCATATGGGGGAGATGTTACCACCAAATCAATACATCCTTCAGGTAGTGTCTTCATTACTTCCACACAATCCCCATTTATTATTTTTCCTGTTTCTATCATTTTAAAAAATTATTTTTATTAACTTGTATATTAAAGTCCATGTCAAAGTTATAGTACCAATCATGATTATAAAAAAAATTACTCGATAAATAATTTCTGATTTCAACTTTTTTAAAGCATTTGCGTTAACATTTGTGCCACTTTATATCCCGTGTAAGCACCCGCCGCTGCGGAACCTGGCAACACAATAAATTTACCTAACATTGTTTCATACTTTTTTCTATTTACAATATAAGAAATTAGAATGTAATAGACAATATAATTTATCAAAACCAAAAAATCTAGTTCTTTTGCAACAAAAACAACAATAGAATTACCAAGGAATCCCCACATAAAATTTATTAGGGTTTCTCTGATAAGTTCATTAGGAGTTGTTATTGCGTCCAAAATATTTATTTTTTTATTTAGGCCTTTCCTTGGTTTTGTAAGTTTTTTATCCATACACTTTTTTTAGATAATCAAATAAATTTAAAAAATTAGGAAATTGTCCGTGTTTTTGTCTGTAATAATTTTCCATTTTTGATGAATTCAGACCATATTTTTTATCATGCCCCAATCTATCTTCGACGTGTTTTATTTTAACTTTTTTATTTAATATCACACCAATTTGATTTATTATATCTAAATTAGTTACCCTGAATCGGGTTCCAATGTTAAAAACTTGGTTTATGACCTCATCGTCAAACATAAGATCACATATGACTTTAACGTTGTCATAAACATACATCCACTCTCTAATTTGTTTTCCATCACCATAAACCGGTATCGCTTTACCTTTATTAATTGATCGTGTAATCGTTGGGAGGAATTTTTCCTCAAATTGATGTTCTCCAAAATTATTACAAGTTCTTGTAATTAAGTAAGGTAGACCATATGTTCTATTTGCCGAAAATACTAACATATCAGAAGCCGCCTTAGTTGATGAATAATATGAACTAGGTTTAATCTTATCATCTTCCGTTGCCGTATGATTTATTGCAATATGTTCATCCATATCTCCGTAAACCTCATCAGTTGATATGTGAATGAACTTCTTTAAGTTTTTGTTTTTCCTTGATATCTCTAATAAGTTGAAGGTTCCCTCCACATTAGTTCTAACAAAAGGTAAACCATTTTTAATTGAGTTGTCAACGTGAGATTCCGCAGCAAAATGAACTATGTAATCAAAATCACCAAGGTCGTCTTCGGTTACATCACAAATGTCTTTTTGTAGAAATGGAATATTGTGTTTGATATTTTCTTTTTTACCAGCGTAAGTCAATTTATCAACACAAAGAACATCACATTCAAAATTATCAAGTAGGTGATTTATAAATGCGGAACCTATAAAACCAGCCCCACCTGTTACTACTATTTTCATAAATTTTCAACTTTTAATTTTTGAATATGGTGGTTAAGATACCAAGCGGCCTTTTCTAAATCTTCTAATTCTTTTTGTTTGTTTTTCTTACCTGCTCTTGAAATATACTTTATTGTATTACCTAACGAAAAACTTAGATCCCAAGCATCAATAACTTTTATCGCCTCATAAGGATTATTAACCCCACCATAGTGTGTTGGGTGATTTACTTGTTCTACTTTAATAGTGGGGCACTTACAATCTTCGATGCCACCACAAACACATGATTTAATATTATCCATTAAAATTCTTCTATTTTTATAAATCTTGAAATTGGGTATTCCTTTCCCCCGTATGTTTCGATATCAACTTCCTCATACCACTGAGAAAATGGTCTTGCGTATTGTGAACCAAAAGAAAGAGATTTGTAAATCACAAGAGGTTCTTTAGTTTCTGTATGATTACACATACAAATAACTTCGTACTGACCACCTTTATAATGTTGAAATTTTTCTTGAGGTTTCGGATAGTTTTTTTGTTTCATTTTAAATTACTTCTTGTGTTTTTTTTGTGCTTTCTAAAAATTTCTTTTGATTAATGTATGAAATTAGTTTTCTTTTAAAAATTGGTAATAGTGTTTCGAAAATTGGAAAATCCCCACGGCTAATCATTTCGAATACGGGTAATTTTTTATTTTCAGAATTCCACACAGAAAAATTATTAATTATTTTAGTGATTGTCAAATTTTTTTCATCACAGTAAATTAAATTCACAGAAGTTTTACTTTCAGGGGATTTTTTTGCTGCTGGTTTAATATTGTATTCCCAAACGTATATTTTATTTGTTTTAGTATCAGTGAAATGAAAATAACCAACATCAGAAATAACTTCTTTAGCCCTTTTATTAGGTTTCATATCTACGTTTTCATAAACTATTGTCCAAACTGATTTAGCGATGTTAAAATATTCTAACATCCTTGGTGCACTATAACTGAGTATCTGTACAAATTCATCTATTTCTTCATTGTTTAATTCAGGAATATCTTTCAATTTTAGATCTTTAACCAAAAGTTCGTCGTCAACAGAATCTAACTTTTTGTTGGTATACATTATTTTTTTGTCTTTGATTAAGGTTTGTACGTTTGCTAGGTGCAAAGAAAGTTCAATGAAACCTGGATAAAGTTCCATTTTATCCAACTTTTCCCCCATTTTTTGAAAATATGACAATAACTTGTATTCTTTATGTTCTCTGTCAATTGGTTTTTCGAACATCCAATCAGTGTCCATCAAAAATTCTATTTTCTTTTTTCTTCCCATCTGACAAAATTATAACAATAAATTACTTGGCAGTAAAGATTAATCAATTCTCATTACTATATAGTATGTACCGTTAATTCTAACAGAATCATAACTACCGTCGTAACCATTTAACGAACCATATTCACCATCACTTACAAGATCATCTAACATTTCCTGTTTATTTACAAAATTCGAATAGTCGTCATATCCCATCTGTTGTAAAAAACTTACAGGATCGTTTTTAATGTTGTCATCAATATAACTTTCTATCGCATATTCTATATCTTCTTCTGATGGTTCACCATCAGGATTATCTTTTATTTCTTCTATTTCATAATCAATATCGGATATTCTACTTTCACGATCATCTTTTTGTTCTTGGGTTTCTTCATCATCATATATTTGGTGAGGTGGGACAACTTGCCCATCTTTATATAACACCCAATGACTTTTGGATGGGTCTGAACTTTCATTTCTATATTGAAACTCATGTTCTTCATTTTCATCCCAAAAATCAAATACTTTACCATTTTCTTCCATTGTTGGGTATTTTATCGGAAATCTAACACCTTCGTTTTCATATACCCATTTTTCCATTTCTAAAACCCAAATTTCTTTTTCTTGATCTTTACTTAATTGTTTTTCGACCCCATAACTATCTGGTTCATCCCTAACCCATTCACTTACAGAATCTTCGAAGTACTCTGCCACTTCATCCCCATCAACATATCTTGAAATAAAATTATTATCAAAATAATGTTCCATACTATCGACCATTTCTTCATAGTACATTTTTAATGACTCGTCACATTCATCTTCAGTACCAACCGCATATTGATGGCCTGTGGATAAAGATTCAAAATTTGTTAGATCATAATGTCTTCCGATATTATATAAATCGTAAACATCAACTCTATCAGATAATATTTCATTTTTTTCATCTTCAAGTTCCATTTGTTTATCAGTAATTTCATCAAACTTTTCACTATAATTTTCATCACCAGCATCCAAATTTTCTTGTTCTTCTTCTAATTCTTCAATTTCTCTATTTATTTCAGATATTCTATCTTGTTCATCATCAGTTATACCTTCTAAATACCCTTCATTAACGGCATATTCAAACGCTGCGTTAGCCTTTTCACCTTCTTCATCAGTACCATCTAAACTCCATTCATTTCTATCCCTTTTACCATCCTGTTCGTTTCTTTTTGCAAGTTGTTTTTTTCTTATAAGTTCCTTTTCATAAGGTGTATCCCAAAATGATATTCTTCCACCAACAACAACATCATCGAAATTTTTAATTCCTGTTTTAGAAGCATCTAAATTACCTGTTACTTCTATATTCCCTAACTTGTAAATTTTATTTTTACCACTGAGATCTGAAAGGTTCAAGTTCCCTTTTACCACAATTTTTTTTCCTGTAAATTTTGGTAAATATGGAATAGCGTGTGCCATAAACCCTACTTGTTTCAAATACTGCATATATTCTTCAGGTGTTAAATATATTTTTTCAACAACATCATCTTCTACAATCCTTTGTAAAACAGTTTTAAATTGTGTTTCGGTTAGAATTAATTTCTTTTTCATACAATCATAAATATTTGTGATTTACAAAATAGTCTTAGTGTTGATATTTATAAATAAATAAACCTTATAAAAACAATTGACCATGGGATGCGGTTGTAAAAACAAACAAGGGAACCAACAGGCTTCAACACCAAATCAAGCGGCTAGACCACAGGCTCAAGCCCAAAAAAATCAGAACGTTCAAGAATCGGTGAAGAAGATAGTTGAAAAATACTATAATAAAAAGTAATTTAATTCCTTTGGCCAAAGAAATTAAGGTGGAATTTTTCCACCTTTTTTGTATTTATGATATATGGCAGATCTTAACACTTTTATAGAATGGTATCGTAGTGGGGATGAAACAGATTATGTTAAACTGATGAAAGTTTTCAAATCTACACGTAATTTTTTATCATTTTTAATTAAAAATAATAAAGTAGATTACATAGACCCAACTACTATATCTGGTAATGAATTCGATCATGATTCAACCTTATTTGACTTTCTAATTGAAAATAACTTAATTGACTTTGATGACTTTTCGCGTTTATACGATGAAATTGACGAATCAACAAAAAATCAATTATTATTATATTACATTGATACTAACTATGAAGACGCCATGGAATTTATTACAAAAAATCTATTAAGTGACGTAAATATTAGACAAGATGGATTTTATCTTCATTTAAGAGATAGAGAAGAATTGGAAATACTTTTTTGTGGTTCACAAAGAGGTGAAAGTGCAAGATATGTTGCAAAACTCATTTTAAGTGAAGATGGTTTAGGACATGATTGGTATTTTGATGACAGCGTAAAACCACACCAAGTTGTTGATGAACTTGATGATGCAAATATTACAACACTTATAGATTTTATTTTCAAAGAAATTGGGGATAAAGAATTGTCTTTAGAAGATTATGATTCTGATTTTTTCTCTGAACTTTCTGAAGAACAAGGAACTGAAGGTTATTTTAGAATAAGAGCTGAAGATTTGAATGGATTAATTAACGATGAAGCAGCATTTAATGAATTATGTAATAAAGATTTAGATGAATTAGGATCTAATTTAACAAGTTTATATTGGCAAGCAGAAAATAGTGCATATGAAGATGAAATATATGACTTAGTTTATGGTGGTTTAGATGAGTACTTTGAAGGAAGAATCGATGAGGTACCAAGAGAAGTTACAAAGAGCGATGGTAGTAAAGTGACTAGATATGACAGTTATATTAAAATTAGAAACTTTAGAAATTTAGTTGAAACATTTTTAGAAAATTATAAAGGAAGTGCGTATAGTGATTCTTTTTTAGAATATTATGGTGGTTTAACTGAATTGATGGTTGCTATGATTAATAATGATGATATTGAATGTATTGATTTTAGAGTCCCTGAATATCCTGACTGGAATAGAACAAGAAAAAATATAAATGAACTGTTTTATGATTACGTATGACAACTAATGAATTAATAGATACTTTCAATACCGGTAAGTGGGAAAGGATTGAGCCTATATTTAAGTCGGTAGAAAGATTCATTTCATACATAAAAGGTATTGGTAAATTGAATAAAGTTGATTTATACTCCGTTTATCGGGAGTCAGATGATAATAGTTTTCTTAACCAACTTTGTATTAGTCTTCTAAAAGAATATGGTGTTGAGTATTTTTTACCTCTTCTTGGGGATGTTAAAAAAATTGGGGGTGACTATTACCTTAAATTAAACAAATTAGTTGAGTTATCCGTTTTGTTTGATGATAGTGATTATAGAAATATTTCAAATAGAGAAATTGCAAATGGAATTTTAGATGAAGATTGGTTCGAGATGTTTTCTGATACAATTTATAATTATTATGATGATGTTGTAGAAGAACTAAATGAAAAAAATTTAAATGAGTTAAAGGAAATAATACTTAGAGATTTAAAGAATCAAAATATGGATTCTGATGAGTTTGGTGGAAATTTTTTCTCTGAAAACTCAAATGAAGAAGGTTATGTTACTATCAATTATAACAATATAAACTATGTTTTATCGGATCGTAAAGTTTTCAATGAACTAATTAATTCTGGTTATTTAGACGAATTACGAAGTAATCTAAGAAGTTTACATAATATGGCATATAACGAAGCTTGGAACGATGAGGTATATGAAGATATTAAAAATGAACTAAGAAGTTTAATTGATACAGAATTTAAGTGGGATCAAGACGAAAATAAAAAACAATACTTATTGTGTAAAATTAAAAATTTAAAGTCAGATCTATATGATTATTTTAATTGTATGAGTGATTATGAGTATAATATATATGACGAAAGATCTTATTTAGATATGTTAACTAGATACTTTGAATATTGTGGTGATTTTTTAAGTTTTAGAACTTCAGAATATTCCGATTCTTATAGAGTTAAACAATACCTTAATGATGCATTTTTAGATTACGTCTATTAACTATTTATAATATCAAATAAATCTCATATCAATTGTAAAAAAATATATTATGAGATTAATAAATAAAAAAACAAAAAGATTTATTGTAAATTTATTTTCTGACTACATTTTATCAAAAATTAACAAGTCAGAAAAAAGTATAATTCAAGTATGTGATTGCATAAATTTTGTTGTTGTTTCGGGTAAAAGTTCAAGCAAAGATATCTTGGATTTACAAAAAATAAAAGAAGAATTCTTCAAAGAATATTCGTCCGAATTAGAAGATGCAAACGTAGACCATATGAATATTATTGATTTACTTTCGTATGGATCAGATTTTGATGTTTTGGAAGATGTTTGGATTTCTTTAGATAAAAATGTTTTCACAAGTAAGTCTGAACCTGTGACAAATCTATTTACAGTGTCTGAATTTCCTTATGGACATAGTTTGAATTGTGGTCGGTCTATAGTTTATTATTCAAACTATATGTTTAACCACATGTATAATTTGTTAGGTGTAAATAATTTGGAATTTTATTTTACCAAAAAACTTAATAGTGATGAAGACTTTGATATTGACATAATTTCAAATTCAAATATACCCAAAGAAAAAATCAAATCTTTGATTTTAGATGTATTCGATTTTGATTTAGATAAATTTAACGAAAGAATTAATAATTATAATTTGTTTGAGGATCTGTTAACTCAAAACAAAGAAAAACCATACTTGATTCAAGATATGTTAGAACACGTAATATTAATTTAAAAAAAAACCACCGTTTATAGGTGGTTTTTTTTATTCTTCATAAAAGTTTTTGATTATTTTAAGACCTTCTTCTAAGTCATCAAAATCTCTGTCAGGAGCATATAGTTTTGTTTTTGGTCTTTCTGAATCAGGATCTAAAATGGTCATAAATGCCGGTACATATTCGTTTTCAGTAATTTCAACAAAAATATCATATTCATCTTTATATTTGTCAATATCTCTATCAACGTAATTTAGATCTTCCTTGTCTAACATTTCTTTTAACTCTGTACAAAAAGGACAACCAACCATACTGTAAACTACAACCAACTTATCCATTACTTACTGTTTTGTATTATTTTAGATGAATTTTCATATTTGTAAATTCTTTTATGATCATCATTGCTTCCATAAGCATCGCAACTACTTTTACTGGTTTTACATGAAAACAAAAATAGTAAAATAAAAAATGTTAAGACTACTTTAATCATATCAATTCAATAATAATTCTTTAACTAAATTTTTAATGTCCCCTTCTTCTAAAACCCCAACTTTTGTTTCAACAACTTTACCACCATTAATAATTTTAACTGTGGGGATACTTCTAATGCCAAGTGAAACACTTATGTCTTTATTTTGATCAACATTCATGGTGTACATTTCCACGTCAGTTTCATTTTCATTTGATACTTTTTCAAATCTAGGTTTCATCATTTTACAGGGACCACACCATTCAGCCCAAAATTCAACAATAATTTTTTTACCTGATTCTATTTTTTCTTTAAGTTCAGTTGCGGTAATTTCCATTTTTTTATTATTTTAATTTTATTAAGTTTTTTACAAAGAATTTAGTTTCTTCTAGTTTTTCTGGTTCAAAATAAATCATTATTTGATATCCCGAGTCTACAGCTATCTTTTTAGATAAATATATGAAAATGTCAGACTTGTTACGAAAAATTGCATCTATAAAAGAAACACCATTTTCATAAGTGTACATATTAAGATATTCTGGTTTATAGTTTTTTTCTAAAAGAATTTCGGGTGTGACATTTAATTGACCTTGGATTCTGTTTTTTGATAATATTTTTCCTTCCCTATCATAAATAGATTTTAGAAACTCAGTTTCTTTATCAAAAAGTTCTTTAGTATTTGTCATAATATAAAAATAAATAAAGTGGTGAAAAAGTCACCACTTTATTTTTAGATCATTTCTTCGGCCAACTCCCAAAGTTTCGTATTGATACTATTTTGTGCGATAATACTATCAATTTTTCTCATCTTAGAAACCCTACCCCTTTGGTTTGATACCTGAACACCACCACGAATAAATTTTTCTTGTACTGTGTTAAAAACTTTCCAAAGGTCATCTCCTTCATCTTCTTTCCGATTAGGTGTTAGAAGACCCATAATTTCCATATCGTTCAATGTTTTTTCAGCGTTAAATCTGATTTTAGCAGATTCACGAACAAAACTAATTTTTTCATCAGTTGACATTTCACGTTCCATCATTCTTCCTACCGATTGTTCAATCAATGGTAATTTTTTAGAAAATTGATCTGCCAGTTCTTTAACATCGTCAAGTTGAAAATGATTGTGTCTCATAGTAAATCTATCCGCCACTGCTGTTGGTACCGTCAATCCGTTTGAACAAACTAATCTGAATAGTCCAGCACTCAAAGAAAAAGCAGAAGTACCGTTGTGTGAATTTTTGACAATTGCTTCAACTAATGTATCACCAACTTTGGGAAGTTCGCTGTTACGGAATCTGATTTCGTGTAATGAATGTATTCCCTTACCTGTTTGTTTAACAGATGCTATTTGCCAACCTTCGCGATCAAAAAATTCTAAAACTTGATCAGTTGGTACAAAAGTGTACTTGTTAGTCATCTTTGGAGATGCTGAAGTTGCGAATACTGAAGGTGCTTGGGATTTAATAAGTTCAGGAGTGTAGATCATATATTTGTTTTTAATTATTGAACAAAGATAAACGTTTTTTCAATAAAAACAAATTTTAATTCAAAATTATATTACCAAACTTTGTTTTTTGGATGTACCCTTCAATTACTTCTTTTGGATTAGAAGTTTCTACAAGTTCAGGTAACTTGAGTTCGATTACAATTTCAACTATTTGGTCTTTTGATAGTATATAATCAATACCGTTATCAAAATTTTGTATTGATTTTTCTTTAAGTTTTTTATAAAAATCTTCTTTTTGTAAATTACCTATCAGAACCATTAAATCATTAGGATTCTTTTCAAAAAAATTGATTAGATTACTTATGTAAACTTCAATATCAACATTAGTCATATAATTAGTCTTCGTTAGATTTACAACCTCTTTTAACTTTGAGCTCTTCAGGGAAATTGACTATGAAAAAATCTTCAGTAGGTATCATGTGTTTGAATAGCTCCTTTGGTAGGTTATCAATATCAATGCCAGAATCCATAACTGAAATAAAGTTGAGACAATACAAAGTTGCTAGTGACTTTGGTAAAGTTTTTAATTCTTTATTTCCTGTGACATTTAGGAAAGACAACATTTTACATTCACCAATTGATTCAGGTAAACTTTTGATAATATTGTCAGCAACAAATGTTTTCAAATTTTTGAATCTTGATATGTTTGCGGGTACGTCAAATGGTTCCTGTTTGTCTGATTTGTTTTCCAAATTAAGGAATCTTGTATCTTCAGGTAAAATAGAAAACAATGTGTCTAAACCAAACATGGTGGCAAATTTAGCTGCGGAATCATTAGGGAATGATATCGGTAGATAACTAAGATCAATATTTTTCTTTGCCAATTGTTTTGCATATGAATTAATAAGTGCTTCATGATATGGTGACATTTCATCACTCATAATCAAAGAAACATCCGCCTCTGTCAATTTGTCAATGTCAGTTAACAAAAGTGATTTACGTTTTTTAGTAAGATAGTAATCTTTACTTTCCTTATCAGTAAATTTCAACATTTCAGCATTCAATTTACCGTCCATACCAATGTATTTATGTCTCAAATAAGGTGTAAAATTTTTCCAAATTATTGGGCCAGTAGCGATCTGAGTTAAATCAGGAGTCCTTAATTCTAACCATAATTCAACGTTTTCTTCAGAACCAAGTTCTTTTATTGCGTCGGTAGATGTCAAATTTTTTCTTTCGAAGCTCATCATCATACTTTGTTGTTCAGAAGAGTATGGATGCGGTACAAAATATTTTTCTTTACCGATTAAATTTGGTATTTTTTTAGTTATTTCACTCCAAGGTAAAACGGTTGCTCCGGCGTATTTTCCTGAGTTTGTACCATCGGCTAATCTAAATTGTACATTTTTTCTCCAATCATAATCAACCAGTATAACAACCGCAAAATTTACATCGCTTTCATTTAAATTTTTATTTATAACATAGTATAATGTAAGATTTTGTCTAAGCCTATAATTATAAAAATAATTCGATGACCCTTCCCAAGATGTACACCATCTTCTATCAGGGGCAAACTTTTTTCGTATATTGATACACTTGTGTTTTTGATCAGGATTGAATATCAGAATGCTGTCGTCTTCAAAAACAACATCAACATCAGAAACATCAATTTCAGGAATTTTATATTCGTCTTCCATTGGTAAAACATCCACAACATGTTCGAATTCAACAAAATTCATCATACCTGCAGGTTTTGTATTTATAGGGACTAATGTGTAGTTTGCAACATATCTATCAACCCTATTGACTATTTGTTCAATATTTTCTTGAGGATTTTCTTTTATTAACTTTTCTGTTAATTTTTCTTTCATGAAATTTTCAAATTCACGTCTAACCAAAGATGACAATTCCATAGATGTCATGTCCAAAATGTCTTTTCTGAATCTTTTTGGATCTAAAGCTTTCATTTCAAAAAACTTTTTAATATTCAATTTAGTAAGTCTTTTGTCTGCACCAGCATTTTTTTCCATGAATGTTTTAAAAACATCATCAAAAGTTCTTTTAGATTTTTGACTTTCACTTTTAGACTTTACAAGATCCTTTAATTTTTGATAATCATATGTGAAGATGTCCCTTTCAGCTCCTACCAAGGTATTTTTGAATCTTTCAAAATCAGAAATGGTTTGTCTAATTTGATCTACCGTGTCTTCTGTACTTCCACTAAACTTAAGGACTAACCTTTTAATTGTTGATTCTGGATATTCTAATAATAAACTATTTTTAACTTTGGTGTTTTCTTTTACTATATTGGATAATAACTTTACTAATTCCATAATTTTTTTATTAATAAATATTTCAACAAGTCAAAAAATTAATAATTCATAATAAGTAATTCTTCACCCATGTTTTGTTTTTCACCTTTCTTTGCTGCGGCGGCTTTTGCAAATTCTTTTCTGACCCAAGTATATTGATCTTCAGGAAACCAATTGTGAAGTAGTTCGAAATCATAGTATGATAGAGAAAACTTACTCTGGACTTTGTGTAATACGTTTGCCAATCTTTCATGGTCTTGTCTATCGAAATCATGATTGGAATAATAGTTTTCTGTTTTCCAATATGGTGGGTCCAAATAAATGTACGTAGATGGTGAATCGTATTTTTGTATCACGTCCGCAAAATCCATATTTTCAACATCTGTAATTTTTAAAAAGTGATCCACCCAATCAGGTTTAGACAACTTATCTCTAAACGTAAGATATTTCGATTTATATTTTCCTTTAAGGTCAATAAAGTTTGATGTTTCAGGTTTTGATCCACTGAAAACCTGTGTTAAAATGTAAACATACTTAGCCGCGACTTCATAATTGCCAGGTTCTAAGCTGAAACCTTCATTAAATAATTCAGCCTGAAAGCTTATAAACTGTTGTTTATATATTTCAGGGGTATTATCTACTCCTTGTTTTTGACAATCAATATTGTTTATTGCCCTTAATAATTCAGTTGGATTTTGAACACATTTAAATAGATTATAGTTTAGTGGGTTGAAGTCATTGTATACAACTTTTTTAAGTCTGGGGAATTGTTTTAGATCCATATTATAGAAACACCAAAACATTCCTCCGAAAGTTTCTAAATAAACCTCCATATTTTTATCGTAATAAGGAACAATCCATTTCCCGATTTTACTTTTACCTCCGATATAACTTAACATGTATAAAAAATAATAAACTTAATCATATTAATCAACATCAAACTTTTTTATAATTTATTTGGATATTAATAAAAAACCACTATCTTTGTATTGTTGATGTGGTTAACCACTAAACAAAATGGATGATTTGGTACACCATTTAAAAAACGCAAGTCGTGATGTCATCTTACGGTTATTAGAGACAGGTTAATTACCTTCCTAACAGGAAAAACATAAAGGGGGACTTTGTCCCCTTTTTTATTTTTTGTGCTATTTATTACTAATGAAAGTATTAAGTGTACTTAAAAGTATAATAATAGAAAATCGTGGTAAACACCATAAACTTTTTACTGCGCCTGAAGGTCCAAAATTTATTGCAACAACTCATCAAACTTCAGATAGAAAAAGTAATTTAAGTTATGGGGAAATAAAAGATATAATTTTAAATGCAATTTATTCAGGTAGTAAGATTCATACAAGAGTTGGAGTACCTAATACTATGCTTTCTGATATAATTCGTGATAAATATAAAAAAATTTTATATGAATTTTCTAAAGATCCAACAGAAAAAAAAATAAAATTTGTATTTAAAAGAGAAGATAATAAAGATGAACACGTATTTGACTATATTGAATTCATACTTGCAAGAAGTGATGATAATACATTTTTAATTGTGTCAAGTACATTTTCTGATAATGGTACTTATCTAAAACTATACGGTAAAGATGTTCTTCAATCAAGAAAAGTTATGTTAGAAAAGTATTTTCATTTAAGGACTGTAATATTATAATTATTATATGGAAAAAAAAGAAGCAACACAAGTTACAGGATGTAGAAAATGTAATAAAGGACAAGAAAAATTACAATTATTTTTGGTCACTTTTGGTATAGTTTTATTAGGTCTTTCTATATATGGGGCAGTAAGATTAGTACAGGACATTATTAGTTCTTTCTAACTTCTTTCATATTTTAAAAATTGTTTGACAAGTAGATCCCCAATAACGTTTCTACCTTTAAATCCTTTTCCTTTAAGTCTTAATGGTTTTGATGTATCCATTTGTTTTGGAAAATTAACCATTATTTCACCTTGTGGATGTGGGATAACAAAATTTTCCTGATTGAGATCGTCCAATGTGAAATATTTATTATATAATAGGTGTTCACCAAACTTTTCAAAACCACTTTCATTTGTTAATGTTATTTTAACTAAAAGATCACCGTAAATACCATTTTCGAAATCTCCCATGTTTTGTAAACGCATCATTTGACCATCATCAATCCCATGTGGTATTCTAAGTTCAACACTTTTTACCTCATCTTTATTACCATCACCTTTACAAACATGACATGCATTAATCAATGTATGACCAAAACCATTACATGAAGTACAAATCTTTTGTACCATCTGAACAAACATCCCACTACCAACTTGTGCCCATAAAACACCTTCACCTTTACAAGTGGCACATGATCGTTTGTCCCCACCAGTACCATTACATGGATCACACTTTTCTTTTCTTTGATAATTCAAGTTAACTTTTTCATTCATGAAACTTTTTATAACATCTACAGAAAGTGTAATAATTCTTGAAGGTTTCTGTTGTTGTCTAAAATTCTGATTAAACATATTAAACATACTACTAAAATCCCTGAAGTTGGACCCGGCAAACGGATTTTTTCTTTGTATGTCGTATTCTTTTCTTTTTTGTTCATCACCAACTACATCATATGCCACGGAAATTTTTTTAAATAATTCTTCATCCCCACCTTTATCGGGATGATTTTCTTTTGCCAATTTTCTATAAGCTTTTTTTATTTCTTCTTGAGTTGCGGTTTCTTCAACCCCTAAAACAGAGTAATGATTTTCAGCGTTCATTTATTGTTTTTTTCTTGTATATTTTAAATTATAGGATAAAAAAAATGAAATATCTAATAGTACTATTCAAAAATAAAAAAAGAAAAAAGATTCTAAATAAATTTTTGAATAAAGAAAGAGCATTAAAATACTTTGATTTTTTACTACAAACTAGCAATTCAGTGAATTTTCCTAAACGTTTTGAAAATGGAAAATTGTGTGATTACGAAATTGGTTTTTTGGAATCGGGTAGTACAAATTTTGATTTATACTTTGTAAAAGATGAACTCGGAAGGCAGGTAAAAGTTGATCTCGACGATACTAACTATAGATTAAGTAAAATTTCGAAATATAATATTCATGAAGAAGTTTATGACGTTCAGGAAAAATCTAAAATTAATTTTGATTCTTTTGTAAAAAAATATTTACCTAAATCAAACATAAAGTTAGTTTCAAAATTGAACAATAAAGTCGCGATACAAAATGATAATGATGTCAATTTGATTTCATTGAAGTCTATCGACGAGTGTTCAAGGTTTATGGATGTATTGGAATCTTACTTGATAAGTAATAACAGGTTGGATTGTATTTTAGTCAAAGATTCTTCTAAAGAACAAAAAAAATATTTATATAATATTTTAGAATCAAAAGGAATTAACAAATCATTTCTTTACAGAAGATTCACTACTTTTACGAAAGAATAATCTTTTGAAAAAACTTGGTTTTTTTTCATTCTTTACTTCTTCGTCTTTTGTTTCTTCGTAAACTTTTGTATTAACAAAAACTATTTCTGTACCTGAAATATCTATTTTAAATCTTAATTTATTTATATCAATTTTTCTAAAATTACTTTGTACTTTTTTGAAATCTTGATCATTCAATTCATAAACCAAGATCGGTTTTCCTTCTGGGAAAATTTCATTAGCCGCTTCAGTAACAACTAACAATTTTTCTAAGATATCATTAATATTTTTTTCATCTTCTCCCATACACTTAGTTTTTCAGGTTTTTTTGGTAATATATCTTCTTTTTTTAGTTTTTTAATTTCAGCAATTAAATTGTGTTTTTCAATATCAAGATCATTTTTGTCTTTTTCTATTTCACTTTTCAACCAATCAATTTCCGCTTCCAACTTGGTTTTCTTCTTCGTCATCTTCTAATTCTATTTTAGGATTATTAATTTCAAATTTTAGTCCTTGTAGATCATTTAACTTTTGTTTTTCAAATATGTGTTTTAGTTCATCTATCTTCTGTTGAAATAGTCGATCTTTTTCTTCTCTTTCTTTATTGTAAGCAATAATGTTTTTTATATTAGATATTTGATTTTCTACAGATTGTTCATTGAACTGAGTTACAAAAGAAAAAAATCTTACACCGACGTTGGTTGGGTCGTTTTCAACAACACTTTTTTCATCTACAAACTTTTTTGGTAATTTCCAAGTATTTGGAAATTCTATATCAAAAGATAGATAGTTTTTCATTTTTCTTACCGATTGTAAATACGGAAATAGAATGTTAAATTCTTTAAATAAACTCATTTGTTGTTTTGTATTAGAAATGTTATTATATAAGTTAAAAATAAACCATAAAGAAAGATTTCCCTATTACTAAACAAAATAGGTTTAGGATCTGTCTGTAATAGGGAAATAATAAATTTTAGAAAAATTCTAGTTATTGATATAATCGAAAATATAAATACAAACAAATATAACGTATCGATATTAGTCATATTAAGCCCTTTTACTTTCTAAAATTTCACCTCTTAATTGTTGTAATAAAGATTTCAGTTCTTGTGCTGATTTTCTAGCTCTTGTACCAGCACTTTTGTTACCAGCAAAGAATTTGGTTGTATCCACGCTCAATTGTTCTGTCAAAACTTTAATTTGTTCAAGTGTTTCCATTTTTAAATATTATAGGTTTATTTAATGTTAAACATATTAATTATGATGTTTATGTAAACATTTAAATACTTAAATTGTTATCTAAAGATTTATATATGTTCAACATAATATCTAAATCAGATTGGGTAAATGTTTTTTCTATGTTAAAAATATCATCAAAAAATTCACCAATAGACTCTTTGATTTTTTTATCTTCTTGTTTATAAAATATTTCAATAAAAAATGACTTGAAGTATTTCAAATGATCTCCTTCATTTGTAAAAATAATTCCTTCTTTTTCAAAACTTTCGATTGTTTTATTCCAACACCACTTGAAGTGGTTCACGATGTCTTCTTCAGACATTTGAATTTTGGTTTCGCTATTGTCTTCCTCACCCAAAAAAGTTTTTCTTATTAAATCGTAAAGGGAATACGAAAAATCGTAATATAATTCTAATTTTTCAGGTAAAATATTATTTATTCTGAACCATAAATCAATGTCTTCTTTATTGATTGGTTTTGATATGTAATTAAAAAAATTATCCATAGAGGTCATCTATGGATAATTATACGGTAATATAAAATTATGTAAATTATTGTGTTTTGGAATTGTAGGTAATCAAACCAGCAATTCTTTCAATATTTTCATTAACTTTTTTTGACTTTTTTGATACGGCCTTTTCACCTTTTTCAACTTTATTTAGTAAATCGGATGCATCATCATTTCCTGGTCTATCTTTAACCACAGGTTGTGCGGATTTATTATATGCCTTCCTTTTTATTTGAGCCAACATATTTTTTTCTCTAATTTCGTTTCTTTTTTTGTTTGTTGGTGTTTCGACCGCATTGCCCCATTCAGGATTGTTACCTGTTCTTGAAGAACCGACAATGTTGTCTTTTACCCATTCTTCATTAGGAGCAAATTCATCATAATCAATGTTTTCAAGTGCCGCCGCTGTAAAGTTTTCTACATATTCCGCCACACTGTCTGATGGAACATATGCCATTTTATCCATCTTTTTCAATTCACCATTACCCATAGGAAAATGTTTTGCGTCCATAGTGAAATCTTCCATTGACCCATCTTTAGCATATTTTTTCATTTTTTGCCCAACCTCTTTATAATAGTCTTGATTTTCGTCTCCAGATTTTTTGAATGATCTTTCATATTCAGTGTATCCTCTAGTTTTTTTGGCGGGTTTCATTTTTTCTTCCGCCAAATTTTCAATTAAATTAACGACTTGTTCTTCTGTAAGTCGAATTGATCTACCTAATCTTTCATTAAAAATTTCGTATTCATACATTTTAGTTCTCAATTCTTTTTTTCCAGGATTCCAAAAATCTGTTGTTTTTTCGGCGTTATCATACATGTCTTCGTCAATTTCTATTTCATAAACAATATCACTACTATCTGTATTAAAATCGTCTTCAGGCATTTTCCAATTGGTTTTATAATCTGGCATGTCGTCAGAAATTTTTAAATCCCCATATTCATCATATTCACCAGTCCCATCACACCATTCGCATTCAACATCATCAAACTCGTTATATCCCGTACCATTACAATGAGGACATGGTTCTTGCATTTCATAATCAAACTCATCAGAAATTTCGTTCATATTTTTTTTACTTTTCCTTAATAAATCAAAGTCTGACTTATCAATTTTACCGTTTTTGTTTTTGTCCAATTTGAATTGATTTCCATGAAGTTTTTCATTCATTTCAGATTCTTTCATGTATCCACATTCTGTACATTCACCTTCCATCATTTGACCACCACATTCACACATTTCACCATCGTTGACTTCAATTTCATAAATTGGTTCTTCATCTAATGATGATCTATCAGTATATTCTTTACCATTCAAAGAAAATTTATCCCCTTTTTTTGTGTTTTTCAACATTTTTGTGAAAGCATTTCCTTCGGATGTTTCTTCTTCTTCAACATAATCAAAAGACTTTCCAGGTCTATTAAATTTTGTCGTATTATATTTTTCATTTAGAAATCTAGAATAGTTTTTCATTTTTTTGTTTTTATTATAAATATATGATCAGTGGAGTTTATTCATTTCACTCAGGATAATATCTTTTATAATATCTTCATGAATTTGATATCGATCACTGATTCGTTTTATTACACCGTTCAATGTTTTATTTTCAAAAATATTAAGAGCCTTGATATCACCCTGATTACAATATGGGAAACGTTTACATTTTTTTTTAACTTGGACGAATTTTCCTCCAGGTATTTGTGTTTTTGATCTTCCTCTCCAATCTTTTTTACTTAAAGATTTAGCCCATGCCGCGGTAGTAACGTATGACCCTGATGATGAAGAATCAGTTGCTTCAGTGGCTTCTACTTTTTTAGGTTCTTCGCCAGAAAAAAGAGGTGCCTCATATCCACCAGCAGATCCTGTTCCTGTGGCTTCCTTAGTTTCTTTTTTGGTTTTTTTATTATCCAAAATAGTTTCTAAGAAGGTTTTTATGTCTTCAGGGTTTTTCAAGTAATTTTTTATTTCTTGTTTAATTTTGTTATTGGATAATTTTTTGTTTTTAATAAGTTTGTAAATTTCACCAATTTCACTTTTATTTTTTAAGAAATCTAAATAATGAGTTTTTTTACCATTATCATTTTCTTCTTCTGTTTGTATGTTTGATAATAGTTCGTTTTTGGATTGCATAGCTAAAGAAGGATCTACTTGATCACCACCTTCGTAACCTCTAGCCTTAGCGATTACATCAGAGAAACTTTTTTGTATTTCTGATTTCCAATCTTCCATTTTTTATTTAAAAACTAATACGTAAGTTAATGCCGCAACTATTGATCCTGAAACAATTTCTATAACTGTATTTTTTGTTTTAATTTTTCTTATGTCCTTTCTAAGTTCTTTATTTTCTTCGTCCAATAATTTTACTTTTTCTTCAGTATTTTTAATTATTATTTCATTGTTTTTATCTTTTAGCTCTAACAGCCCAATTATAGTATCTTTTTTTTCTACTTTCGATTCTAACTGATTAATTTCTTTTTGATCCATTAATGATTGTTTTTTCAATCTATCCAATTCGTTCAAGTCTAAAAGTATTTGTTTTCCTACATTTACAGGAAAACATATTGTTGTCGTATCTTCTTTTTGTAAATTTTTTTGCCCGTAACTTAGACAGGAAATAAAAATAAATAATGTAAATAAAAATTTTTTCATACTTAATATTTGTATCTTTGTTTAAAGGTGCTGTCAATTTCTTTTTTTCCCATACCTTCTATTTTTTCTTTTTTCTGTTCATAATAATTATTTATTACATTTTTTTCGAACTTAATTTTTGATATATTTTGATCTATTTTTTCAATGTCTTTTTTATAAGAAACTATAGAATCGTTCAACTTTAATTGTAATTCCTTCATCTTATTAATGTTCTGATCGAGTTGTTCTAATTTATACTTGAGTAATTCTGACCTATCTTCTACCGGTCTGAATAACTTCACAAGTATGATTGTTAATAACAGAGTTAAAACAACTAATAAGACATCTTTATAATTTTTTATCAGAAACTTTTTCATTTTTCACTTGGTGTTTTTTTTCTATTGGCAATAACCTTTGACCATTTAGCTTTAAATTTTTCATAGTAACTTCTAAGTTTTCCAATGAACTCAACAAATTCATCATTTATGTTTATCATGTCCCCATTTATATAAACACCATTTGTTTCTCCAATTGAAAAAAAGAATTCTATATCTAAATCTTGTATTTTACCGGACCATTCAACATTGTTTTGATATAGGTTCAAAGTGTTAAAATCTACTAATTCAGAAACTTCACTAACAAACTCATCCATCGATTCTTGATATGCGGTTTTGTCATCTGTAGTAAGTTGTAACCCCATTTTATCTTTAGCGTTGATTGTCATTAAACCACCTGAAATTCTATAAGTTTTTTTCTTTTCAAACTTCCTATCTTCAGGCGTATCACTTTCAAGGTCTGTTTCTAACTCAGCCGTTTCATATTCTTTTTCTTCTGAATCTTCTTTGATTAAACCATAATACTTATCAAGTATTTCTGTACTTTCACTTAGTGATTCTTTATTTAATAAAGTTCTAGATGCTGAAAGTAGTTTTTTAATTTCTTCGTGTCTATTCATTTTTAATTTGTTTTTCAAATAATTCAAAGTCGAAAGCCGGACTCAGATCGGTTATTTCTGTTAGAAAATTACTTCTTGTCACTATTCCTTCAAAATTTTCTATCCCATTTATCTTAGTGTTGTGACCTAAAACTTGGATTTTTATTGAGTTATTATTACATAATTTCAAACATAGTTCTGAAGTCGATTTTAATTGTTCTTCAGTATATGGTTGCCAATAGTAGTAGTCCCTCCATTTTTTTTGTACAACAACACTATTATAAATATTGCCAATCCAGTTTATGTATCCATTTTTTAATGGTTGTTTTTCTAACCACCCTAAATTTTCTAAACAAACAAATATTGCCTTCTTGTTAATTTCATTTTTATAAAAAAATTTTGAGTATTGATTGTCCTCAAGTAGTTTTACAACTTTACCTTCACGATCAACAAAATAGTTAGGTATTTTACTATATGATCCATTATGTCTGTATTTCAAGGATGTTATATAATTTTCAGAATTTCTTCCTGAATGTAATAAAATTATTTGTTTTTTTTGGTTTGAAACAAACTCAGTATTGAAATTACCGTATTCTATAATATCCATTATTCTTTTTTATAAACCAATCTTTTTTTATTATTTTCACCTACTGTCGTTGTTTCAATCGGTACTTCTACAATTTTTTCAACTTCTTTTATAACTTCTACAGGTACTTCTACAATTTTTTCCACTTCTTTTATAACTTCCACAGGTACTTCTACAATTTTTTCAACTTCTTTAATTACTTGGACGGGTACTTCCACTTCTTTAATTACTTGAACAGGTACTTCCACTTCTTTGATGACTTCTACAATTTTTTCAACAACTTCGGGTTTTGGTTCAGAAACTTTGTGAATTTCATTACTTTCTTTTTTTCTATAGTTTTTAAAAGCTTGATTAGTAGAAATAACTAATGCAATAGCTAATGGGTCAAAAACAAAAATTAATGTAAGAATAAAAAAATTAGCGGTTTTTTTAACGTCCCATCCAGTTATTTCACTTAAATACTTAATTGCCCCTAATTCTCCTGATTGAATTTCTTGTGAAGTGAGATCTAAAACTTCTAAATCTAACTTGGTTATACTATCATTTAGTGCTTCTATTTTGATTGATAGTGTATCTCTGTTTGTTTGAGCAACTTTTAATTGTGTTTCGAAAGCCTTTCTATTACCACCATTAGCTCTTGTAACTACTTGACCCGTTGTTCTATCAATGGTCTGAGTTGTTGTATTTGTGGAAAGTGCATTTCTTAAATTTGTTATGTCTTTATCCAACACATCTTTTTCCTTTTGATATTCTTTCTTTATTTCATCAAACCTGTTTTTCTTAACTTCGATGTTTTCAATTTTTTTATTATTGATTTCAAGTCCTGCGATATTTTTTTGAAATCCTGTAGATAATAATCCATAAATTCCTACAGATGTGAGTATTGAAAGAGTAACTAATGCTATTGTTAAATATATCTTTAGAATACCGTAAGTTTCTTTCCATTTATCATGTAAGTACGTCGCGATTGCTATCTTGGATATTTCCAAAAAAGATCCCATAATGATCACAGGAATGGCAACTGCCGAAAATATTATAGATAAACCTATAACACTGTAATACGCTGCGGTTCCTGATAATCCTATTGCACAAAATAACAAAAACCAAGGTAAAAATTTTTTATTCATATCTTTAAACTATACTTAATAAATATAAAAGATAAAGAAAAACCCCCATTTAAGGTGGGGGTCTATATATGATAGGGTTGTTTGTTTATTAATTACTATTTTAATTTTCAATCAAAACTTCTTTTTTTATTTCACCATCAACAAATCTTGAAACGGAACAAAATTCAATTTCAACATCTTCTTTAATGTTTTCTTTGAACTGATTGTATTGTTCTTCAGTTTCAAATGATCCACATTGTGTCGCAATCGAATGGTAAACTTTCAATCGGTATGAACCATATGGATTTTTAAGTTCCGAAAATTCCATCACAAGATTTTCAAATTTATAATCATCAGTACCATCTTTAGTTACAAACTTACCATTTTCATCTCTTTTATAAAAAGCAGATCTATGATACCCACAATTATTACATCCTACATATTCTTCACCTGTCTTGTAATAGAAGTCACTAAAAGCTTCTTCTTTACAATTTGGACATTCAATATAATCTATTACACTTCCCATACTAATTTTATTTTTATAAATAATCAAATAATTCTGAACTATCGTTTCTAAGTCTACGTAATGCCTTTTCTTTAATCTGTCTGACCCTTTCTTTTGTAAGTCCGAAATCTGATCCAATATCTTCTAAAGTTCTTGGAGTGCCGGTAAGACCAAAGTAATCACCAATGATTGTTTTTTCACGGTCGTCTAAAACATTTAAAAGAGACATTAGTTTATCTTTTAAAATATCTTTTGTGTTAAATACTGAATCTGGTTGTTCAGCATCAGGATTTGATATCATATCAATTAATGTATCCCCATCTTCATTAATTGTCATGTCTAAATCAATAATAGATGGTAGTGTAGAAAATTTATCGTCTAATTTTTTCCCTGTTTGTTCCACTTCTTTTTTTGCTCGTTGTAAATCTTGTACAACATTAACCGGTAGTCTTATTGTTCTTGCGTTGTCATTTAGAGACTGAATTATTGATTGTTTTACCCACCAAACTGCGTAGGAAATAAATCTTAAGTCTTTGTTCCAATCAAAATTTTTGATCGCCTTCATTAATCCAAAGTTTCCTTCAGCAATTAAATCTGAAAGGTCCATACCTTGATTTTGATACTGTTTTGCCACAGTTATAACAAATCTTAAATTACCCCTAAGTAATTCTTCTTCAATTTCTTTACGTTGTCTTAAACTAATACCTTCTGATTTCATAATCTTAGCAAGTTCTTTTTCCCGATCAGGAGTCATTACCTTGATTTTTCTTATGTCTTTAAGATAGTGTTGAATTTCTTCTTGATTTATTGGTGCCCCAACATTTTTGTCTTTCATATTTATATGCTTTTAGATTGTTCGTCAAGTTTATTTTTTTCCGCAATTGTTAAAGAATCCATTCCTTGATCAAGAATTTTATCTAAAATTTCATCAACTGTAAGATTACAAATATCTTCTTTTTTTTCTTTTATTTCAATAGATGATAAATAATTTTTTATAAATTCTTCATCATTAAATTCAATTTTTGGTAACTGAAATACGTTTTTATTACTTTTTCGTTTCTTTTTATTTGGATATAATTCCATTAAATGGTTTAGATTTTCTTCTTCCATGTTACTGGCAAAGTTTCTACCTTTTGGTAATAAAAAGTACGTAAAGTTTTCAAAATCCTTACTTACTAAATCAATATAAATATTTAGTTCAGGTAAACACATTTCAGTTTCAAAATGAAAAACTGAACTTGTATCACCAAAAATATATTTTATTTCATCTGATTTAACAACAGGACTTATTTCTTCTGCGATGCGACGAATAAATTCCGTTTCATTTTTTTTATCGTCACAACGATACGTAAATAAAATGTATTTCATTTTTTATAGTTTTGTATTAATATGTTCTCTGATTTCTTCTTCACTGAATGATTTTTCATATTCTTCAAAGTCTTCTGACATTTTGAATATTCTTGACCCTTCTATGTACTTAACTTTCCCTTGTAATTCTGTAAAGGTGTGTTCCAATTGTTTATCAAAAATATTTTTGTAAGATTTTTGAGTTGATATAATACAACCATTTACACCCAATGATTTGATTCTTGTTAAACCAGTAACAACACTTGTAGAATTTTCAACTTCGAAAGATCTAATTGGTAGATACCCGTTTTCAGTTTTTTCTAAAAAAATAACATCAATTTGTCTTGTTATATCATTATATCCTATAAAATCATCAACTAAATCGTTAGAAAATTCACCCCCGATTGTAAGTCCATTATCGGCCTTGAAAGATGTTCTATTGTTATTTGGTACAAATAATTTATATCCCGCCTTCCTACCGATACTACATAACATGAATTGTAGTGTTGTGTGTGGATCTTTTGAAATTTTTTCCTGACCTCCCCCATATATTTCACCAAGGTTGAAACCAATGCTCGACATCAAAAATGTGTCAATATGAAAAACATAATCTATACCATCTTTTGTGATGATTTTAATATCTTCTAATCCTTTTGACCCACCTGAGCCATTTTTAGCCCTTGAATACATCGATCTAAAAGTGGGGTATATACTACTTTCCCAAGATGCAACATCAGAACCATTGTTTGATGTACCAAACATCCAAGGCATTTGATTTAAAGCTTGTCTTAAAGCATTTTTAATATCGGTACGAGTTATTATGTTACCGATAGAGTTTTGAAACTTTATATAGTTTAGTACAAATTCAGGAATTGTTTTTGTCGATGATGAAATACCCATTTTTTATTATTGATAGTACAAAGATAGTGTTTTTTTTTAAACTAAGGCGTTATTTTGATAAAAAATAACTTCTTTTGTTTTGTGTTTTTGTCCTTGTATTTCAACTAAAGGTTTGAAGTCCATCCAATCAGCTTCAGAATTTTCGCATACTATAATTTCACCATTACGATTGAGTGACCATTCGGATAAAAATTCATAGTCAAAACCTTTATTACCATGTTTATAATACTTACCACCATTTCCTTGATATGGTGGGTCAATAAACCAAGTTGCTTCTATGTTTTCAATTGACGTATAATCATTATTTATTATTTGCCAATGTTTAACTTTATTCACATCTTGTGAAAGTTTTAATCTATTTTTTTCATTCCAAGCACAAAACTTACCTGGGGACTTTTTTGGTTGTGCAGAACCAGGATTTAAAAATAAACCTATGATAGACTTTTGGTTTTCATTTAAATAATTGAAATTATCATTATTCAATGATTGTCCTTTTGATAAAATAGGTAACGATAAAATTTCTTCAGAACTGACATTTATAAGATATTCCCATAGTTTTGCAATTCTAACGTCTTTTTCAATTAAAATTACATTTCTGTCATGATAGTTCATTGAATATGCCGCAGATCCCGCGAATGGTTCCACAATAGTATCGTACTTGGGTTTTGGGTAGTACTTGAATATTTTTTCTTTTCTTCCGTAGTAATAAAACATTTCTTATAAAATATAGATTTTAAACAGTACTAAATCAATTGACAATTTTAGATATATTGTTTTCTTTAGAAATTTTTACGGTTGACTCAGCCCATTGACTAACCATTGGGTTGTGACTGATTATGAATATTTTTTCGAAGTAATCTTTAATTTTCATAAAAAATTCAGATACTAACTCCAAATTATCATTACTTATTTTCCCAAATACTTCATCGAAAACGATTACGTTGGGTTTAGAAAGTGAACATATCTTACTTAGTACTGATCTAAGTGCCAATGATGCGATAGTTTTTTCGTAACCACTTCCAGATGTCATTAACTTTTCTATACCCGTTCCATTATCAATCATAATAAATTCAACTTCATTCTTATCATTGATTCTAATTTCTAATTTAAAGTAACAAGAATCTTCCATAAGTCTTTGAAGTTCAGAATTTATGATTGGCATCATAGTTTTCATAATTGTTTTAGAAACACCATTTTTTCCATAAGCTTCAAGATAAGTTTTATATATTTTTTCTTTATCTTCTTCTTTTTGAATTTTTTCAATCATTGTTTTATTTTTTTCAATCTTTTCCTGATAAGAAACTATAGAAACCTTGTTTGTCGAAAGGATTGAATTAATTCTTGTTTTTTCTCTTTCAAGTTCTTCTAATCGCATATCGGCCTTTATTAATTGTCCGTCGATCTTTTGATTTTCTTGAATTTTGTCTTGAATTTCTCCCCACCTTTTGAGTTTGTCTTTTAACGCGCTTATTTTCAAATCACAACTTTCAACAGAAATCTCATACTTTTCTTTAACAAGTTTGTTTTTTTCGTATTCATCAAACTCCTTCTTTAATTGTACAAAACTTTGTTCTTTGCGGGATAAATCCTGCATAAGTGTCGTTTTTGTGGTTTTATGCATGATAAGTCCATCAAGTTCTGCAATTTTGGCATTTGTTATTGCCGCGTTCATTAACTCAATTCCACAGTGTTCACATTTAATACCACCCTCAACTTCAGATTTCAATTTGTTAATTGATGAAATTTCAGTATCAATCTGGACCACTTCTTTATAAACATCGTTATATTGTTCTTTAACCTCATCGTGTTTATCTTCATGATAATATTCACTTGGTTCAACAACTTTTAGTTCATTAATCTTGGAAATATAACCTTTCTTTTCAAAATCAATCGTGTTAATTTCTTCTTGAACTTTAGTCGGATTTAATCTACTAATTTCTTGATCGATGTTGGAATGTTTTTTCTTCAACATATCATCACGGTAGGACTTACCTTTTGTGATCGCTTCTTCCACATTTGTCAATTCTTTATTACTATCTTCAATTTGATTATTAAGTGATTTAATTGTGTTTTCATAATCAGATATATCAGTTTTAAGTTGTTCGGATGAATATATGTTAGAAAGTTTTTGTTTTGAAAAATCTGAATATATTTCTTTAGCGACTTCTTCTTTCTTTTTTAAAAATTCAAGTCCCATAAACCTTGATAATACTTGTCCTCTTGCAGTTGGTTTAGATTCCAAAAGTTCTTCTAAATTTGTGGCAGTAGTTAAAATTGTCATCAAAAAATCTTCTTTAGTCCCTATAGAATTTTTGATGAAAGTTTCAGTTTCACGTCTTTGTTCACCAGTGAAATTTTGTAGACTACCATCAGATAGTTTTTTAAAAAAATCTAATTCTGTTTTTACGTTCCATTCTCCCTTTTTGGATAACTTCCTTTCAATTTTTCTTATGATAATGTAGTCTTCACCGTCTATTGTTATTTCACCTTTAACAACTACCGAGTTTTTATCGGTAAATCGATTAAATATTTCTTCAGCCTTTGTTGTTTTTGTTGTTTCATTAAAAAATAAAAACATCAGAAGGTCAACAGATAAAACAGTTTTACCACCAAAGTTTGGTGGATTAGACTCGACAACAATCAAACCATTTAACCTGTCAAAATCTAATTTTTGATTTTCACCATAGGATAAAAAATTAGAAAACTCAATATTTTTAATATACCATTTTTTGAATTGTGTGATATCAACATCACTTTCTTCCATTTTATATTCCACAGTTTTGTTGAGATCCAAAACTTCTTTCAAACTTTTGTCATATCCTTTAGATTCTAAAAAACCTTTTAACAAATCTATTTGGTAATTACTATCAGTAACGTTCAAAGAAACATCAATAGTTTGTTGTGTATCTTCATTTTTTGTTTTAACTTTTGTTAACACATTAACATTAGTTGTGTTGTACTTTTTTTGAAAGTAATATTTTACACTTTTAATTTTATCTTGCGTAAAGTTTTCTTGATTATCTTCCCAAACTACCTGTATTGTTGGATTTTCAAACTTAGAAAAGTCTAATTCTTTTATCATAAATTCATAATTAAATAACTTCGGTGGATTAAATAGATCCATTTATTCTTCTTCTTCCTTATTTTCTTGTGTTTTCAGTTCAATAAATTCAGTTGGTTTTACAGATTCAATATTAATTTCATCAATTAATTCTTCATTCTCATCCATAACATTGAATGATAATGGTTGTCCTGATAAACTTACATTCAAATTATTATTTTCTTTCAATTTTTCTATTTGTTGTTTCATTAGAATGTCAAAAGCTTTTTGCATTGCACTTTTTTGTGATTTTATTTTTGCATTTCTTTTTTCAACTTTTTTTCTGTGTTCTTTTGCTTTTTTTCCCATTTTATTTTTATTAATCGTTTAATATTTGTTCTTCTTCATCTTCAGGTATCACATATGTAACTTCTTGTTTTTGATTTGACAATCTATTTTCTTCGAACCATTCGATTATAGAGTTTATTGCCCAAACAAAACCAGCAGATAACATCCCGTCAAAAAATACGGATAAAATTTTATTAGTTCCAATGATATTATAACTTGGTGAAAAATATGTTAATGATAAGAAAAACCCAACCCATGTTGATGTACATAAAACACACGATATTAATGCCGATATAAAAGATCCCATATAGTTAAAAGGAGCTAACTCATTGTTACCCCAATTACGTATTCCATCCCTTATTCCATTAAAAATTGATCCGTAAACCAAAATGTTTGTCATTCCGTAGGCAACCATCACCCAAATTAATAATTGTATCATAATATATCTTTTAAATTTGACCCTTTCATGAAAATTGCATTTATTACATCACTATTTGGTCTATTGTTTATTTTTTCTAATTCTTCAATTTTTTTATTTTTATCTGAAATTTCTTTTCTTAATTTTTGTAAAGTATCCTGAAGGAGTTTTGTTTTGTCATTTTCTTTTATAATGTCTAAATTATGTCTAAGTTCATCTAATTCTTTAATCTTTTTAGACATTTCATTTTGGAAATTATTTTCCATTTCTTCCATTTTAGTGGAAAAAATTTTCCGTTCTGACTCCAAATCTTTGTTTAATTGGAAAATTTTTTCCTCAAGCTCTTCATTATTGGTTATTGTTACAATCTTTTCAACCTCTTTTACAATCTCAACTGGAACTTCTTTTATTATTTCCTTTTCTACAATAACTTCTTTTATGACTTCAACAATTTTTTCAACTTCTTTGATGACTTCAACAGGAATTTCCACTCGTTTTTCAACAATTACCTCCTTTTCCACCCATTTTTCTTGGACTTCGTTCATTTTTAAGTCTTTTTCACCTTCATTAAGTGTTTCCCCCAAAAATCCATATCTTTTGATATCAAATCCTTGTTTAAAACAAAGGTACATAAACTTATCAACGTCTTTAATATCTTCGGACTCACAATATGCAGACACTGCCTGCATTGTTTCTTTACTAAATATTTTGGATTTTTTCGGTTCCATGTTCTAAATCTGTGAATGAACTAATTGAAAACTTAAGAAATGGTTTAGGATTAAATAGATCAACATAAACATAATCTTTATTTGGTATGTCGTAAACACCATATCCGTGATTGTTAACACTTTCACCAATATTATTTTGGATTGTAGACCCAATCATATATCCTTTTCCTGTTTTGAATTTAAATTCAGATCTTTTGTGAATGTCCCCACACAAAACAACATCTAAACCATCAAATTTTTCAACATCATAAGCTTCTTCACCAAATTCAAACCCTAAATCCGTTTTAAGACCAGATATAGGTCCATGGAACAATCCAATTTTTATTCCTGTTGCTACGTTGATATCTGGCGGTATATTATGTTGATACTGAGAATAAACACACCAACTAACATTTTCGTCTTCATAAACACCGCGATCTTTGTAATATACAATATTTTGGTTGTTCAAAGAATTTATTATTGGTGAAAGAGCGTCTAATCTTTCTGTGTTATTCACTAAAAAGTCGTGGTTACCAGGTATAATTATTGTTTTTGCAATCGAAGAACATTCTTTCAATACCCAACTTACCATTTCAATAAGTTCGGGAGTCATTTGATTTTTTGAATGGACTAAATCACCAGTAAACACAATTCTATCAGGATTTAAATTTTTCCATTCGTTAAATGCATTTTCAAGAATTAATCTGTAAATCTCATGGTCTTTGAATAATCTTATATGTAAATCAGAAAAGTGTATAAGTTTTTTAATCATATACTAAATATAGTCATATTTGATTAGATTGTCAATTAACAAAAAACCCACCTTTTGGGTGGGTTACTTATTTATTTTTTAATTTTAAAAACCTTCATAAAGTCTTAAAACTTTTTTACCATCATATTCTTCAATATAGACTTTACTATCTTTACCTTCAATCCCGACACAACCTTGTATGTCATATTGCGGATTTTTTGCCTTATCTTCGGGTAAAATTTCAAAATAAAATAAATCTTTTCCATTTTCATTCCCCGCAGGTTTTAAACCAGATTTTGATTCATCTGATAATAAATTCATTTCTTGATCACAAGATTGCCAATAAATTTCACCATCTATATCTGATTCAAATAAATAAAATTTTGATGTTGCTCTTCTGTGCATTTCAAGAATTCTATTTTTTTCTGATGTGGTTAGACTTGATAGTATATTTTTCATATTTTTTTTATTGATAAATATACCTATAATTAAAAAAATTATTTTTGATTACACAAAACTTCGTAAGGAGGTTTATATGGATCGTCTTTCACAGGAAAAGGATTTACGGGTATAGGGACTCGGTATGGTTCAGCAATACCAATTTTAGGTTCATCCTTAACTTGACTCATCTTTTCCACAATAGGTGCAATATCTATCTGTTTGTTTTCAAGTTTACCGTGAAGGTATCCTTCTAACCAAATATAAAATTCTTTGTGTGTCATACTAATTCTCTACAATAAAGGTTTGCTAAAACAATTCTTGCGAACTTAAATTCCTTAGCTCTGTTTAGTTTTAATCCATAAGCTAATGCCACAGTTTTCAGGTGTGGATACGCTTCGCTTATGGTCATTTTACCTATTTCCATTAGTCAATAAAAAGTTCAAAGTCTTTATTTACATGTCCACACTCATTGCACATGTATGTTGGGAATGGTACTAAAGTGTCTTCAGAACTACCTGTTAAAAGTTTTGGAACTTTCTTAATCATTGTGACTTCTTTGAAGAATTTTGATTCACACTTTTCACACTTTACCGTTTCTTGTGACTTGAGGTCAATCCTTGGTTTTATAATTTCATCCATTTTATATTATTTTTTTAATTTATTCAATTTTGATTTAATGTCCATCTCAAGTATAGTTGTAATTGTTGATTTATCAACCCTATATTCCACGTATTCACGATCTTCTGTTAGTCTTACAATTATACATCCAAGTAAGGGTATTTTTTCATATTTTGTGCCTTCCAACATTTTAATAAGCAACTTACCATATAACGGTAATTGTGTTTTATAATGACCTAATGCATTATTTGGTAAGTACTCAAATGGCTTTCTCATTGGTTTAGTATATCTTTGAACTAAAAAATTCTTTTCCTGATTAGTTTTCCAATCGGTAATTAATAAACCTATCTCATTTTTTGTACTTAACACTATCCAAACTTTATCTGGTTGACCCGTATAACCTAACTCAGGGTGACCTAAAACTATTTCTGTATCTAACAAAACACAACCTCTTTGTTTCAATAGATCAATATAGTTTTTACCTGCAACAATCATAGTATCACTAACTACTATTTGTTGTGCATCACATTCAAAAATTGGTTCTCTGACTTGTTTGTTTTGATTAAAAACTTTTAACACATGTTCTTCTAAAAAATAGTGAACTCTTGATCCCATGTTGGTTGACTTTTTACCTTTTTCCGCCCACTCAGCTAAGATTCGTTCGGCTTCATCAGGATTTCCACCGGCCATATCAAATGCTTTTTGTTCGGAAGGAAATTCATCATAAAAAAGCTTCATAACTTTTGAAACTGATGGGTAGTCCGACCTTAATTCCCCATCTAAACTCAACATTGTATATTTGTGAGTATCTTCTTCAAAAGTTAATTTGAACTCTTTTTGTCTTTCAGATAAGATATTTCTTATTTCTTCTGCAACTTTATATAAATCCATCAATCTTTAATTTCATAATAATATTCATTTATTTCACCCTTCAGATCACAAACGTCCCTGTCTTTTGGAAGTTTGACAATTTTAATTTTACCCCAAAGTTCACCACCATTTAATTCGTGATAAAGGTTCACAGCGTTTTCCCATGCATCACCGTCTAAACAAATAATTACATTAGCCTTAGCCTTGTTATAAATTGTTTCGAACAATAATTCAGACATGTGTTTACCTAACATTACAACTGGGTTATCCAAAAACATCCCATCAAAAGCACCTTCCACTAAGTAAATATCTTTATTCCAATCTATTAAATTTTCCCAAAAAATAATTTTTTCTTTTTCTGCCTCAGGATTTCGATATTTCGCCCTACTGTGTGGGTCCCAACTTCTACCAACATAATAATTCAAATTACCCTTGTTATCATATGATGGAATAATTATTCTTCCTTGGTGACTACCTTTATCGCAAAATCCGATTCCAAACTTTTCTATGATATCTTCAGTTATTCCCCTACTTTTTAAGTAATTATATGCCTGTCTTCTTACAGGATAGATTGGGTTTGATTCTTTAAATAATATAAAATTTTCAGGTAAAACAACTTTTGGTTTTTTTTTTCTTACCACTTTTTGTTCTTCTTCGGGTCTTAGAATTTTGTACAATTTTTTTTGTTTTCTAGTTCCGTATTTGTCAAATAATTTTCCTAAAGAACCGTGTGTGTTTTCACTATCACCACAAGCCCAACATTTGTAAACTCCGTTGAAGTAGTTCACTTCCAAATTATGTTTGTTTCTTTCTTCGTCACAAACAGGGCAATTAAAAGATATTTGACCCCTATTGGGATAGTGAAGTCCGTGACTACCTAAAACTTCTTCTAATAACTCAACTAAAGCTTCTTGTTCTTCCATCTTTTAAAAGATAGGTACATTATTTAAATTTATCAACTTCACATGTTTTTCTATTTTTCTATATTTATTTAAGACAGAAAATTATGCCTACAACAGTAACAATAACAAATCTTGCCGGTTCATCACCTTTTGATGTTTGGGTATGTAATACGGGATTAACTACATGTATATATGTCGACACAATTACAACCGCCCCGTATACATTTGAAATACCTTCAATATATTCAAGTTTTTCACAGTTTGTAGTAAAAGTAATCGATGACAATGAATGTATAAAAACAAACATAATAGAAGTATAAAATGGCTTGTATTTTTTTAGGATATTTTTCAAACTCAACTATTGACCCTGAATTATGTTCAGAACCTTTGATTATACCATTGTATGGGAATGATTTGAATCTTGGTACAATTTTATATTTCGATTCAATCTGTACTTCAGAAGCAACAAACGGGTACTATTCAAATGGGTCAATAGTTTTAGAATATAAACAAATATCGGGGATTGATTCCATTGATGATTGTCCGTGTTCAAATCAGTATTGTATTTCAGGGACATCGTTGTACGATGGTAACTACACTTCGAATGGAACATATAATGGACTTCCTTATTACACAGGTGGGACTGGTGATTTTGTAATATACTATAGTTCTGATGAGAATTGTTGGTGTTTGGCTAACGACCTTGATGAGCCGTGTTTACTATTTGGTAAAAGTCCATGTACAAGTGATTGTCCTGATTTATGTGATTCATTTTTTTCTGAAGGATACTGTGTCATAACTACATCAACAACTTTTCCAAGTTGTGAGCTAATAGATTTTGAAGCATATTTTAATTGTGACATTACACCAACACCTACTGTCACCCCGACAAAAACACCGACACCTACACCGACACCTACACCGACACCATCAAATGTTTGTAATAGTTTGAGTTTTCAAGCAACAGGAATAACATTCACACCAACACCAACTCCAACTCCAAGTGAAACTCCAAGTCCAACACCAACACCTACAATAAATTGTTTGGTTTCTGGTCAAGTAACATTTAATGTGATTGATGATTACATTAGATGTTCAAGTAGTAAGAAATTCAGAGATTGTTTCACAGGTATAGAATATTACTCAACCGAATTATTGTTAATAAATGGTGAAATTCCTTTAGAAGGATATGTTTATAAAACTATAATAAACAACGAATCAATTTGTGCAACCTTCATAGGTTTGGTTGATAACATAAGTGGTGTAGATCAAATAGAATTAATTTCAGAATTAGGTCCTGAAAATGAAGGTAAATGTTTAGATTGTATCCCAAGTCCTTCCCAAACACCTACACCAACGCCTACAGCAACACCAACTCCCACACCTACAACACCACCTGGTTGTTTTGAATGTTCACAAGTTGTAACATTACCTCAAGTTGGTAATTCAATAGTTGTTAACGGTGTTAATATTACAGGTAGTGGTACTGGAAAAATAGAAGCGGGAACTTTTGGTGGATTTTTAGGTTGGTGTATTTCGGGTCCAAATGTAGAAGACAACTTTTTATATTTGGGTAATGATATTTTACCAGGAAACAACCCATTTACTTACACTCTAACTTTTGATAGTCCTGTTAATAATGTAACGCTTAGATTCATAAATTACAATTACATTTCATCAACTGTTTACGAAGAATTTATAATCACAACAAATACAGGTAATCCAGTGATAAGTACTTGTAGTAGTTGTTGTGCAAAAATTAATGGGAACGTAATTTCCGCAATACCTTGTCCACAAAATGCACCATACGGTGATATTGGATCGGGAATATTCACCTTTTCAAACGATGTACCATATACCACAATAACAATTTCGGGTAATGGGGCTTCTATGGCCGGTGGAACTATTATAGATCTTTGTTCAGATTCAATTCACTAAAGTATTATAAAAAAAAATATTTCTACATTGGTTTAAGAATCTGAAATCTAGTGAAATTCATATACTCAACCTTATCATTATCTATTTGATAAAGAACTACCAATTCATTATGGATATCTAAATTTAAAATTAGTCCATAATTAAATCCGTCGTTAAGAAACTCAACAACTGTATATTCGTTTTCATGCCCTACTTTTATAGATCCGTGATCAATAAGTTCCCCATCTCTAAAAAAACTTGCTTTATTATTTGTAAAATCGATTATATACCTACAATTTTTATGTTGTGGTTCCAAGTTATATTTTTTTTCAAATATTTCTGTCATGGTTGATGTAGTATCACCAAAGTATGACTGAACTTCATCTACTTGAATTACGACTTGTTGAGAAAAAAAATTAAAAGTTAATAATAGTGAAAAAACCAAAGATAAGATTTTCATAGTTATTTTTATTTGTTTATTTTACAAATATAATAATTTTTTTTGAATAAAAAAAAATCGTCTAAAAAGACGATATTTCAAATTATCGGTATTTTGAACGATATCATTTCCAAATTTCTTTAGATCTCATATATCCTAAAACACAGGTATATGCATCTGTTTGGTCAAAATTTTCTTTTTTAAGTGTATTATTTCTTGTGTATAACCATTTTATTTGTGGTTCTCTTTTAGCAACTTTTTCCCATATAATCATTTTCTTATCAATATCTTTTGGTAGACCTCCAAACAAAACAAATTTTTTCTTTTCATTTTCTTGGACTAATTCAGGAAAAGCAAATTTACGGGAATTATATGTTGATATAAATTCAGGTACAACATTTAATATTTCATATATTTCTTTGAAAATAAAACTATTAAATCTTAACAGGGTTTGGATTGTATAGATATTATTCGAATTAAGAAGTGGTTCTTCAATTACCACACTGACAATTCCTAAATTTTTGTATTGTATCAATTTTTCTCTAAAGATTTCACATTTTAAAAGTAACTCTTTTAATTTTTCATCTTCTTTCATTTTTGGTCTTGGGGAAACGTGTGTTAGTTCTAAAAGTTGTTGACTTTGTATATCGAACAAAGCCCAACCAATTGTTTTAGTAGATATATCTAATCCTAAGACTTTTGGTGAATTTTTGATTTTAGCCATAAAGTTGGTTTTAGTTATAAAATAATTTAAATGAAAAAAAATTAAAGGTTAAAAGTCAAGTTTGACTAAATACTGTTGTATTCCTTGTCTTAACACAGGTGATTGTAACTTTGACATTACAAGAATGTCTTTATCCTCATCCAATAATGCAATTTCGGTTACGAATGATTTTGTTCCTTGTTTCCATGTTGGGTTAGTTGAATTTTGAAATTCTGTAAAATTTAAATTTATCTTATATTTCATCTGATATATGGTTGCCATTATATCTGATTCAAAGGAACCGTAAAAATAATATTCGTCACCAAAATTTAAATCAGGTTTGTCATTTCCTAATTTAGTCAAGTTTATATAACTACCCAAGTCGTAATATGGAGCCTTATCGTAAAGATCTTTCGTTATAACAAAAGTATTGTTTGTCAAAGTATCTTGTGTTACTAAATTACCTAAGTCTTGTGTGTAATCAATTATTTTCCAACTTGATGGATCCGGTCTTTGTCCTGTTTTCACTTTCTGACATAAAACTTGGAATGATTCAGCAAAGAAACCTTTATTTATATTACAAGAAGGTGGGCATATTGTTGTTGTACTTGTGGTGTACGGCCAAAAAGTTGTAGTCGTTGTTAATGGAAAAGGATCTGTTGTTGTTGTAGTTGTGAATGGAATTGTAGTTGTAGTAGTAAATATTGGTATCGTTGTCGTCGTTGTTGTTGGTATCATATAATCCAAACAATTAAATTCGCGACCAAATCTAATGGCAACATTTTGTGAAACATTAGGCGTACAATCATTATTATTCCCAACAAGTTTTACATAGTAATTGCAATGAAGTGAATTTGTACTACAAGTTTTATTTGTAAACCTATAAGTGACATACATAGTTTCACCATGACCTGTCAAAACCCCATCAGCAGTTAAAGACGCTAATCCACAAGTATTTGGGGTTATAAGCGATAATTGAGGTGCCGGCAAAGTCCAATTTCTATTTGCCTTATAAGACATCGCGGCAATTATTTCTTCATCGTCAATAATAATTAATTTACTATCAGGGAAAACTTTACCAATTCGATTAGGTAAACCGTTTTTGTTTTTATTAGTATCCCACAAATGATAATATCTAATACCGGGATTATTCATATCATCATTTCTAGTTGTCTGAACATATCTAACATCAAAAAGATTTTTACCTTCAAATCCTGGAGGATCAACCCAAAAAGTTTGACCAAAACAACATTCAGGATTCTTATGCCACATCAACCAAGGTATATGAAGTCTAAAATTTCTAGCCTGTCCTGTTGTATCGTCTAAGTTGCTTGGATCATACGGTTCCAGTGCAAATTTTTCACCATAAAAGAAATCAATTGTTTGATTAGTATAATGTATGATGGCAATTGCCTTTTGTTCTTCGGGTTGTACTTTGACGATTTCACCTAAAGAATTGTAATAAAAAGTATCTGTAGTCTCAGCACTCAAAGTATTATTGATAAAAAATGTTTGTCCTGAATTTGAATTGTATCCAAAGTATTCTTTTGATCCTATATAATCAACTGAACCAAAATATTGATATCCTTCATATTTTGTAGGTATCATACCAGCGGGATTTTCGGTCCATGGAATATTCATGTTCCATATTTTCACATCAAATTGATCTGTATCACAAATAGATTCAAAATCGATTACTTGTTCGCCCCAATGTGGACTTGGAGTTATACTATCATAAATAGAAGTCATATTTGGCGGATAGATCAATGTACGTGCGTAACAATGTGTTATTACTGTACCACAAAAATCGGGTGTGTTTCTATCAAGTGTTATAGTATTTTCACATATATCAATTATTCTATATGTCAGAATTTGATAACATGAATTCATAGACATAACACAACTTGGTGGCGGTGGTGGAGGACAAAGTCTACTCGGAGTAGGTGTTAAACACGGTGTCCTTGTTGGAGTTGGTGTTGGGGTTGGCGATGCACAAGGGTTATAATTAGGTGTGATACTTGGTGTTGGAGTTGGTGTGATAGTTTCGGTTGGTGTGATTGACGGTGTAGGTGTAGGAGTCGGTGTTGGTAAATTAACACAATTACAGTCATACTCACCAAAACCATCATAATATATTGTAATTAAATCCCCAATAGATGGTTTGTTTGTATTTGTATAATTACATCCAGAATAAATTAAATCAACTTTATTAGTACCATTTAGAGTTGACATATCAATAATATAGTTTGAAGAAACCACGTATTGATTGTTAGTTAATGCACTCCAAACGACTGTACTTGCGGTTGTGTTTCCTGTAAAAAACCCTCTTAGTGGTGCCCTATTATAAACAGGATCTATCGTAGAATCCATGTAAGGTATTCCATAAGTAGATCCACTAGTTCCATCAACATAGTATGGATATTTAATGCTTTGTCTATTTGACTCTGGAACACCTGCAGAATTTTGAGTATTAAATGCTGGTTCTAAAACAAAGGAATTTGTAAAGTTATAATTAGAAGGTAATTTATCGTATGATATTTCACTATCCCCAATTTGGAAATAGGCAACTTTGAAGTTACCTTGTGATAACTTTTGTCTACCTGTATCGGTAACTCTTGTGTTAACCAATCCCGATGTATTTTTAATTATATATGCCATTTAAATAATAAATATTAAATAACTTTTTTTATTTGTTAATAATAACTTTTGTAACATTACAACATTCACAATTTATTAATCTAAGATTATTCAAATTAAGTACAAGATCCTGTGATGCACTTAAACAAGGTGTTTTCAAATCTACATTATAGATTAAATCACTACTAATGTAACCTTCCAAAGTATCACCATTACCAATAATTAAATTTTTCCATTCTTTAGTTGTAACGTTATTGTAATTATTACCAACACAGGGTCTCAAAAGTGGCGTAGACTGTGTATTATCAATTTTGGTAGTATACTGTCCTATGTCATTTCCATTTAAAATAATTTGTTCATTTGTATTTTGACTTACATCACCAAAATTAGGTTTATATTTGAGTGTGTTTTGATACACTAAATCTAAACTTAACTGAATGTTATTGTTTAAACTTGGGTTACAAAAAATATTAAAATATCCCGTTGTTTTATCAAAATTCAACGTGACAAAATATTGGGTAACATCATTTTGTGGTATTACTACTTCTTTAATTGTTGTGTTTCCGTTTACGTCTTCAACCGTAATAACATATCTACCACTACATAAATTTTGAATTATGTTTCCTGTCTGTATTTGACCGTTTAGATAATATGTAAATGGTTCTGTTCCGCTAAATGGATCTATTGATATAATACCATCACATTTACAAGAACTGTTTTTAATATTAACATTATAATCTACCACGACATTATTTTCACACTCACCAGTTGTTATTCTTAAGTTTGTTATTTGTTTTGGGGGTCTTGATCCTAAAATTTGCCAATTAGTGAAAGGTATTTCTGTATTCGAAAATGTATAAATAAAAGTATTTGGAAACCCACTTAAAATCCACTGATTTGTTGTACCAGTAGACCAATATAAAAAATATTGTTCTTCAAAAACCCAAGAACTTTTACCGTTCAACATTTCGGATTCAATAAAATTATAGGTTTCTATTTTTCTTTCCCTATTTTCTAAAACTTCTGTAACTACACACAAATTCATTTAAATTAGTATTTTACTGACAAGTCCCTAGTGAAGAACTGTTTATTCCATATGTCACAAGTGGGTTTGAAACCCAGTTTTGAGAAATTGTACTATTTGGGTAATTAGCGTTATTTGATAAATAAGCATAAAAACTTCCTGTGGGGCCTGTAGATGGGTTAAAAGTTTGCCAACATTCCCATCTGTTGTCAACATCATCCCAAAATACATACCCAATTAATGTTGGTGGTGACGTTACAGGACTGTATATTGCAAAATAAAACTTATTATTATAAGTACCAACAATATATCCATTACATATCAGTGTTGTTGGTGGGTCATTCTTTAAAACTTCAAAACACATTTCTGTTGGTGGATAACTACAAAGCCCATATGATGTTAACATATAAACAGTTCTTACATTTACCCAATCAACTGTTTGGTCAACAGGAAAAGAATTAGTACTTGGTAAATATGCCAAAAGTAGACCACCACCTAAGAATAATGTCATTTCCCATCTTGACAATCCGGAATTCCACCAAACAAAAGCACTTCCACCAAGACCTATTAGTTCGTAGTATGGTCTTCCATTATATTGTCCTGTTGATGACATTGATGTATAAATCGGACCTAAAAATTCATATTCAGTGGTAAAACAAATTAAAGGTTCTGGTGTTGCCGATGGTGTCAATGTTGGTATAGGAGTTGATGTTGGTGTTACAGAAGGTGTTGGAGTTATGGTCGGTGTTGGAGTTATGGTCGGTGTTGGAGTTGGAGTTGGAGTTGGAAGTGGTGTGGCGTTGAGAACACATTTTTGGTTTATAACAAAATCACCGTAGGAATCTGTAATTGTTACGTTATATTCACCGACACCTAAATTTGTTATTGCCGGCGCAACATTACCATTTTCCCAAGCTATAGTATATGGTGGTGTTCCCCCTGTAATACCAACCGAAACCGCACCATCAAATGTTGTTACATTAGTTGGTTCTTTTGTAAAACATTTTGCCCCCATAGGAAAAATTGTAATAACATCACATTCATTCCTGGGTGCAAGTACTGGTTTAGGTCTATCTGTTTGTCCCACTGTATATTTTAATTATAAATACATTTATAAGTCATTTTGAATGAAAGATTTCATTACTTCAACATACTTGATTGTTGAGCTGTTTTTATCTATGTAATCAAAATGGTTTGGGTTAGATTTTAATTTTTGGATTGGGTCAATATTAATGTATTCTCCTTTGTAAAACTTAGTACCTTTTAGATTTTCGGTTACACCTGCCATATGTAGTATTGGATTTTTTTCGAAAACTCCTATGGTGTCAGTTGCCCATGAAAAATTAAGCTCTTTAGTTATTTTGGTTTCGTTACCGTTTAACCATAGATTCCAAAGTAATGACCACATTTCTGCCGTCCAAAATTGAATTTCACCTGGACTTATGGGAAATCTTTTTTGATAATCTAACATCTGATAATATAATGGAGAACAATCGTCATATATTTTTTGCCATAAATTATGATCAGTGTTTTTAATTAGATATTGACCACCACCAGAATTTTCTTGATTACATTTTACACAATCTACTGTTACACCTACAATATTAACCATTTCTTGTAGTAACTGTCCTTTTTGTGAATTTGGATGTTTTGTTTCATATCTATTACAACAATCCATAATATAGTTATAACCTATATACCCAATTGTGTCAGATACATAAGTAAGTTCGTCTTTTAAAAGTTCTTCGAAATTTGGTAGGTAGTTAAATATTATATCCGCATCATGTAAAAAAAACAATTTACCATGTTCGGGAAACTCTTTTAACCACTGTGTGATCATATAAGGTTTTATGCTTGGTATATATGTTTTAATATCTCTATTATCTTCATAAAAATGAACATTAACACCATAATCTTTTATTTTTAAAGCTTCATCAGTTGGTTTTTTTGCACCATGAACCATTGCAAATATTACATGTATGTTATTTGGATTGATGCCTTTTTTTATAAAATTGTGGGTATATAATTTAACTTGCCAATGGAAATAAGGAACGTCTGGTTGTGCCGTAACAAATACAATATCTTTCATATTGAAAATATATTGTCAAAATAGACAAAGTGAATTTAATATATTTTATTTAGAACAAAAATATCAGAATATATTTTGTTATTAGTACTATTGCTTCCCCATTCGGCGGTAACGTCAAGTGTATTTGATATTGTTGTATCAAAAGTTGATGAGTTAACAGTGTTAAAGGCAAAACTTGTTGGTGTTGTACTTGCGGCTTTTATTACATGTAGATTTCCTAAACTTACAATTGAAGCAAACGTTGGTCCCCCAAGTTTTCTTACCGTAAAATTTATATTTAAAAGCCAAACATCGTTTGTTACTGCCGGTATACTTAAAACTCCAGTATCACCTAAAATAACACTACCAGTTTTTATTCTAATTCTTAAAGTATCACCACCAGGTTTTACACTCATTAAACCACCAAAGTCCGCTCTAAAACTATCCCCAATAGAAAAACCATTTGCCGGAACAGATAAAGTTCCAACACCTCCATCAATTAAAGTAGATTCAACTGTGGTACCGCTGATAACCACACTGTTTCCTGTTTGTGCAAATAAACCGAAAACGGTTGGTCCTGGAATTTGTTTGATTTTAACTTCACCGGTCGAAGCATCTCTTGTTAGATATTCTGTAGGTACATTTGTATCTATATTAGGTGCTGTTGAAATATTAAATGTTGCCGCGGTTAATCCTTGGTTGATTATAGAATTTCCATCAACATGTAAGTGTTCCTGGGGATTATTTAATCCAACACCAACATACCCTCTTTTTAATCCTGATCCTGAACCCAAAATAATAATATCAGGTTTTGTATCCGCAGATTTTCCAGCAAAAAACTTTATATTTTTATCATTAGTTGAACTTTGATTGGTTAAAATAACCATATCATTTGATTCATTTGTGTTTGTTAGTAAAGTATTTCCCGATACAACACCATAAAGGTTAGATGGGTATGATTCCCCAAAAGCAACAGACAATAACCCAACATTTCCTGCCACAGTGTTTGTGGATACGTAGGAGTTACTTGTACCAGAAATGTTTATACTTGGAAGGGACGCACCTCTAAAGAAAAATCTACCATTAGTAGTTCCCATCGCATCAATATTATATGTTGGGGTCATATTGAATCCAACTTTTTTACCAACTAAGTCAACAAAAATTTGTTTATTGGACCCAAACAGAACTTCACCTTCGTCAAATGGATTTATATTCAAAGGCGAACATGAATGTATATTCGAAACATACAAATCGTCTACACAACTACCTGATGAACCAATAGTTGATGCCGAAAAAGTGTTGGCCGATAAACCACTGATAAAGAAAGTTGTGCCCGTAACTGTACCACCACTTATTGGTAAATAATTTCCTGTAATTCCTGTCACTAAAGAAATTACATCACCCAAAGTAGTTTTATATGATGATCCGGCAGGATTTTGTGATGTATCACCTGTTATAACAATGTGAATTAAATCATTAACCGAAACACCTGAAGCAAAATTTCTATCTGTTAAAAATGACATTAATTTTTTTTCTTATAAATATTTTAGTTTTGGAAATCGTAAGAATCATTATCCATAAAATAAAAGAAATACCCATCCTGAAATTGTTTTTGATTAAAGCCATCAGGTGAACAATCTAAAATTTTAAAAATTTCACATCCCAAAGAATCAATTATCTTTATTCCAATTGCGGGTGCGTTGTTAAATTGTATAGGAACATTAATTACTATTGTTGGTGGTTGTGATGTAACAATATTTGCAACTAAAACACATTGATTTCCATAAACATCACAAACATAAACATTATATGGTAATGATGTAAAACTTGTGCTAGTAATTTGAATTTGTCCCATATTAAACAAAAAAGTTTGGATCAATCACATTAGGAACCCCACCTACAAATTCATATATTTTAAATAATGCGGTAGGTTGACCAGGATAACCAGTATATGTTCCATTTGTTAAATTTGTTGTCCATATTTCGAAATCCGCAACATTCAATGGGTTTGTCCTTCTAACTTCGTACCAAAACCCGAATTGCACATAAAAACCGTTGTTAATTGATGGATTTGCAGAATTATATGTCCAATTATTGAAATCGCATGTCTTCCCTGAAAGATTAGGAATTATGGTGAGAGGATTTCCAGAGTAAGGTACTGTTTCATTAATATATTTTGGTATCCACATTTGGTTTGTAACTGTACTTGATGAAAAAGTGGTTGACCCTGAATCTATAAGTGTTACGGAATGCCACGGAGTTACTAATCTTGATCCTGTGTTTGAAGTTATTGAAATATTATTAGTTGTTCCTGTTGATGAATTATTTACATTACTTAAAGTTGTCAAAACTTCAGTATTACAATTTAGATCACAACTAGTAAATGTAATACAGTCAGTTATGGTAGCCATATCAATTGTTATTGTCCATGGACCTGTTCCACCAGTTGTGAATGTTGATGATGGGTGAATAAAATAAGTTTCGTAACCTGTAGTGTCACCACAATTATCATTTCCACTTGCTAGTGGGATTGTTAACCAAAAATATCTGTAGTATTCAATATCGGTACAATCTGTAGGATTCCCCGAATAACTAAAAAGTAAGTTATTCCATCCATTATTATATACTTGAAAATCTGTAAAATCAGTGAAGGTCATGGTTATCTGTCCTTCGGCTCCTGGTACATTTTTGCTATAAGTAATTGTAGAATTGCTTGGTGTATCACATTGTGGCGTTAAGTAGTACCCACCATTTACACACTGAATCTGAGGTGTGGAGCTCATATTTGTGAAATATTGGGTCACTATACCTTGGTAAAAATTATCAATATAATTAATATTAGAAAAAGTACCACCAGTATTTAACATATATCTTAAAAAATCACTTGATGTACAAGCACTTACTTGGAAAGTCATACTTATAATGTCACATGGGCTGGCAGCACCTTGGGTTATAGAAGATTCAATTATTTTAAATGGTGTTGTGTTATTTGTGTCGTCACACAAAGAACAATCAAAATTTTCTAAACATTCACAATAAAGTTTCCAATTTGTGTTATTGTTTGTTGGGTTGGGGGTAACTTCTATATCAATATAATCACCAGTATTTATTGTAAACCCTGTTAGTGTAAGTACTTTCGCCACAAATGGTAGACTAAAGGAATGTTGGAATTTTTTTGGTGTTGTATTTAAATTAAGATCTGATCCACCTAAAGACTGACCCGCGGTAAAATATTCTAAAATAATTGGGTCTGTATATGCCGCAGCATTCAATGTAATTTTCAAACTGTCATAAACTAATTCAGTATCGAATCTAATTGCAAAATATGGTTTCAAAGGATCCAATGCGTAAGTCACATTTACCGGTGGTGGATTCAAATTTGTAACAGCACTAAAACTTAACAAATGGGAATATTGTGGCAAATTAGTTCCAGGTCCATTAATACATGTTAATGCATCAACATCAACTGTAGTTGATTGGAAACAATTTAAGTCCGTGTACTCAATACCATTCAATTTGATTTTTTGTATTATTGGTGTGTAGACTCCTGCAACAACAGGAACTGACGATGATCCTGTAAGCGGATGTGTATATGTATAGTCACCACTATATGAATTACCTATACCCGAAGTAAACGCAACTGTACTACTTCCAATACCCGGTCCATACCAATTTATAACGTAATCAGTAATATTTGTATCACAACTTCCTGTAACTTCTCCAACTGAAATTTCGGATATTGGGTTAGTATCGTAAAAATCAAAACCAATATCACAACTTAAACACAATGGATTTATGGTTGTTGTAGTTGTTGTTGTATTTCCAAAAGTTTGACAATATTCACAATTGGCACTATCTACAATTCTAACAGAAAAAGAAGATGAACCGCTATAGGGTGCGGGTATGTTTATTGTTGATGGTACAGAAAAAATTGTGTCAACTAAAGTACAACTTGTATCTGGACAATCTGTACAAACATATACATCAACAGGGTATGTTACTGAATTTATATTTGTAATTGTTACTTGAAGTGCCATATTCTATATATATTATATTTTTATTTTATTTAAGGACATATTCCAATATTTACTGCTGACACAAAATTTGGTGATGAACTTGTTGGTGTTATAGTCGAACAAACCGTGAAAGTACCTCCACTTAAAACGGAAGTTTCATTTGATGAACCACAATTATATGTAGTGTATGATCCACCACCGCTAAAGGTGATTTCCCATTCATAAACTATACATGAACCCGATGAACCCAATACCGATCCCATACCACTAATTAAAATAGGGGTAGTTGATGAACAAGTGTATCCCGTACCAAACAAAATAGGAATTGTACTTGGTGTAGACTCCCCACATTTAGTATATTCAAAAATCGCCAGATCGGCGTTTGATTCTAATATGAAACAGGTACAACCAGTTGCTGGTATAGTAGGTGTTGGTGTAATTGTCGGAGTTACTGTAGGTGTGATTGTAGGTGTAGGAGTAATTGTTGGTGTTGGTGTTACTGACGGTGTTGGTGTTGGTCCCACTAAATTCATATTTGCACTGAAACCACTACAATCACCACTTACAATTGACATATCAGCATAGAATCCTATACAATCAGGCGCTTTACCACAAGTTTGACAATTTATTAGATATTCAACCAACAAATTTATTTTGACATTAGTATCACTAAAGTCGTTAAAAGTTACAATATCACAGTCCTTTATTTTTGTGTTACATTTGTTTGTTATAGTTATTTTATTTGTTGCCAAATCAATAATCACATCTCCTACTTCGTCAAATTCTTTAAGTGTGGTTCTAAGACTTTCTATCCATAAAATGTCTGCGTATTGTGGAAAAGGTGTTCCCGTGTAAGTTAAAAATAAATCTTCTTTTACAACACCATCAATTTCGACTTGGGTTGTAAAGTAGGCTTCTACTATTTCACAACCAGTATCACCTGTTGTAAGATCGAAAAATCCTTCGTTCATCATTTGAAGAACTCCTCTTTTTCCATATGTTTTTGTGTCTATGAAATCATCGGTACACAAATTAAAAGACGCGTAAGTTGTAACTAATTCAGTGCCTTGTAATGATATTATGTCCGATGAAATACATCCGTCACTATCTGTAACCAAAACACTATAACTACCATTTGACAAACCTGTTAAATGTAGTCCTGTTTGTGATCCAACATTTGGACTCCACGTAATTGTAAATGGAGGATTACCACTTGTAATATTAAGGAATATTTCACCATCATTACCTATTACTGGTGGGACACCAATTAAATTTATATTAACGTTCTGTGACGGAGCAACATAAAATAATTCAGTTTGTGAACATGATGGTACCGCAGAATCTGTTACTGTTATTTGATAAAAACCAGGACTTAGATTGTTAAATACGTTCGTTAATTGTGTTGTAGTCGTAACAGGTGTACCACCCGACAATGTATAGTTTAGAGGTAATGTTCCTCCTGTGGTTGCGGTAATAATTGCAACACCATTATTCAATCCACAAGTTGTGTCAGTATTACTTACACTTATTTCGAACTTATTTTGATTTACAACAGAAAAATAACCTGTATAAATACATCCTGAATTGTTGGGTACATCTTGTATTGTTATTGTATAGCTTCCACTTTCTAATCCGGTAAAATCACAAATAGAAGTTGTGGTTATAACTGTTTGATTACTATTATAATCATAGAGTGTGTACTGATAGTTACCTGGAGCCAGACCATTATTGAGTTCAATATGAACTGAGCCATCGGTTTGATTACAATTCGAATTTGTAACAACCATAGATGTTACAATGAAACCATTTGGTGTAATCAAGGAAACTGATGATGTTACATTACAAAGACCCGCGTCTGTGACTGAAATTGTGAAGACACCATTTGATAGTCCCGTAAAGGTATATGTATTACTATATTGTATAACAACTTCTCCGTTTGATCCTGAAAAATAATAAGGTGCTGTTCCACCAGAAACAATAACATCAACCACTCCGTCATTTGAAAAACAAGATGGTTGACTTGTTGTTAACATAGCGGCAATACCTAAATTTGGCACATCTGTCAACAAAACACTTTGTGTTTTTGAGCATCCCAAATTATCGGTTACTGTTACAGAATAGGTTCCTGCGGTAAGACCAGTAACAATTGGACCTGTTTGGGGTCCAACATTCGGTGTCCAATTGTATGTATAAGGTGGAGTTCCTGTTGTACCTGTTACAAATATTTTTCCGGTTCCATCTATTGGCACACAACTAGCATCATTTACGATATATAAACCAAAGTCCAACGAGTTTGTTTCTTTTATTAGACAAGTTTCACTACGACCGGTACATCCACCACCATCATCTCCAATAACATAATAAAAACCAGGTGTCAGGTTATTAAAAATATTACTAAAGTTGGTACCACTTGTTATGTATCCATCATTAATTTCATATAAATAATAATATCCTGTTCCATATATATTAGTTGTCGATGCCGTTATAGAACCATTGTTTAGTCCACACGTTGTTCCCTGACTTTGGATAGAAATACAACTTCCCGAAGAAATAGTGAATTCTACAAATTGTGAAATAAGTGGTTCTTCTAAACAACTGTCAACTATTTCAATAACATACGTTCCTGCGGTAAGACCTACAAAAAAATATGATGTGGTATCTGCCGATGTAGGTAATAATCCTGTTGATGAATATTCAGTTACTGTATAGTTTGGAGATCCCCCATTTATTGAAAAGGATACACCTCCAGATCCTGTGTTTTCACAGTCTCCCGTAATTGAATAATTGAATATATTTATTGAACCACAACTCATTGAATACAAAGTAAATTAAAGTTTATCCCAACATTTATTTCAAAATTTTGGGTAACACTTAGGGGTATACAGTTACTATTATATATTGTGACAGTGTCATCACTGTTGATAACATAATCTAATCCTTCTGATTGTAAATTACTTAAAGCAGACTGTAAAGCCGACAACCAAACCGTGTTTGACGGATAACTAGCTGTAGGACTTGTATTTCCGTAACCCGTGAAAAATTCATAGTGTGATAGTAAATCCCCGTTTAAAACTAAGTCTACATACCAAGTACTTTCCAATGTATTTGGGTCACAATTAGGTTGTACTAATCCTTTATTTTGTAGAAGTTGATTCAGTACAACCGCAAAAGATGTAATTAAAGGGTTAGATCCCCAAGGATAAACAGGACATGTTGCCGATTGTATTGGACAATCTACCGCAAACAGTTGACCAATTAAAGAACAAGGTTTGCAAGGTACTGGTATAATTTGACATCCCATTTGCCTTCTCCAAACAAATTTTTGTCTATGAAATATGGAATTTTCTAACCTCACACCAGATGTTAATAAAGTTGTTGCTGGTA